ACAAATTCTTTAGGTGCGCCGCTAACATTAGCATTAGTATCTGAATAACGTATAATTATTTCTTCTGTTTTAATTATTTCGCCACTAAACGGATGTGTAAATGTTACTGTAGCTACATAAACTCCTGATTTTATAATAGGAGAAGCAAAATACATTTTACAGTTTACTGTTTTTAATATTTTTGGTGCATAAATTCTAGTTCCTGCAGGTATTGGATTAGGAACGCTTGTAGGTATTGAACTAAATAATACTGGATTAGCGCCACCAGAAGCTAATTTTACCACACATTGATAATCTGGATTTTCTGGAGGCGGAACATCTACGGGCGTTGCTTCTATTTTTATCATTTGATTTCGCCAATAATTACCAGTAGCAGTAACTAAAAACATAGCTGGGGTTGGAGTTTCCCCGGTAGTTCCTATTAATTCATCTTCTATATATTCTGCGCTTGCTTGTCCTTGATAAATATTAAAGTCAGTACGATTAATTGCCGGTGTTGGGCTTCCAATCGGTGTATAAGTATTAGTTACAGTAACTATTAAATCATCATCTGCAGTATTAGTATAATAAGTAAATAAAAGATTATACTTAGGCGCGGTGACAAAAGTATCGTTATTTATTTCAGCGTTTGCTGGTGTTGTTGAAATGGATAAACTATTAAAAACTACAGGCATTTATCACACCTCCAATAAATTAATAGTATATGTTGGATAATTTACAGATTGGGCATCAACGTTATAGTTAAAATCTACAAATTGAACGTTATATGTATTATTATATATATCAGTAAATGATAAATCATCAGCTATTTCAAATTGTGCTAAAATATCATCTAATTGATTATCAGAAATGCCTGATATTGTTATTTCACGCTTTTTTATTGTTTTATTATTATTATCTACTACATAGGATGTTTGTAATTTTCCATTTAATGATCGTTTACTAGATTTTAACGGCAAATAATTAACACTAAATTGTTGAGGATTAACTGTGAAAGTATAAGTCCCTATTAAAATATTATCATTAATTGTAGTCATTTTTTACCGCCTAACTCTTTATATAAAAAATATAGAAAACAAAACATTAAAATAACAATAAATAATAAACTTGGAGTCATTATTTTCTCCTTATATGGTTAATAAAATCATTACAATAATCCCTAATAAGCATTAACGCTTCACTATCTACGTACCTATTTATAGTAATATTTTTATTAAATAATGTAAAAAATTCAAATATTAACTTTAAAATTATTATATTTATAATCGCATAACTAAAAACAAAAAAAGTAAATAATAAACTTATAATTCTATTCATTTATCTGTCCTTGTAAAGATAAAATTCCTACTAATTTTACTAATATCTACTGGATACAAAACTGTTTCTTTTGTTGGAAGGTCGGTAATAATTATACCACCCTTATCGAATTTATCAAAACTACCTATTATAAATTTTTTATTTCCTAAAGTAAAGGAAAAATTAGCCTTATTAGTTTTTAATCCATATTTAACTTTTTCAGCTAATTTTTCCTCTGTTATATCTCCACCGATTTCAATAATTATTTTTTTTTAGCCTCTGCAAGTAATTCTTCAAACTTGTTTTCAATATATTTCCTACCGTCACCAAATTTAGTCGTTGCAAGTTCAACAAGAGTTTTACCTAATGATGTCATTTTATTACTTACTGAATTGATTAGTGTATCTTTAAATTCAGGACCAACTTCAAACATAAATTGTTCTACTGTCATTTCACCTTTCATATATTTATCTTTAGCAGCTTTATATTTAGGATTATTTAAAGATGCTATAATGCCAGTTTTTAACGCAGTTTCTCCATTTTCAATTTCTTCTTTTATTTTAGCATTAGTAATTTTATTTTGTAACCATGTAGCACCAAAAGTAACAATAGCTAAAAGAACTATTTGTATTAATGATTGAATTGAATCAAAAAGTAATGGAAATATTTGATTTTTAAGCGTTGGAAGAAATTCTGTTTTTATTGCTATCCAAATTGAAGCCCAAAAACCTACTGAATTAGTATCTGCACAATATCCAATACCGATTAATGTTAAAATGAAAATGATAGTTACTAAGAATTTTTTCATACTTTTTCCTCCTATAAATTTTAATGTATTAGTTTATCTAAATTTGCTATTATTGCGACCAATCCTGCTAATAAGCCGAACCATGCAACGATATCAGTACGAAGCCCTAAAATTGTTTTTTCTTTAGCATCATGCTGAATAATAAATTTATTAGTAGTTTCAATATCTGTTTTATGTTCTTCACAACGTTTTTCAATTTTAGTTACTTTTTCCTTAACGTCTGTGCTTATTACAGCTATATTTTTATTTATATTATCAACATTTATCTCTAAACCTTTAATAGATACTTGCTGATCATTTTGCTTATTGGAAACTATATTAACCTTATTATCAACCTTTTCAATTTTATCATCGACAGTTTCAATTTTATCATTTATTACTTTTAAATATTCAAATATTGCATCAACATCTTTTCCCATAAGCAATATTTCCTTTCGTTTTAAATTATCTATTTCAAGCATAAAAAACACTTCCTATAAAAATAAAATTAAATAGTTATTATAAAGATGCATTTAACTCTTTTATTAAAGGATTATTACTGCCATCTTTAAATGGACAACCTTCTTTACCGAAATCAGCATGAGTATATATTTTTTTAATTTTATGCCTGCTTTTTATATCATTAATTAAAAGTTTTAATGATGCTACTTGATTATCTGTAAATTTAGTTCTATATGTATTTCCAGCCATCTCTATACCAATTGAATTTTTATTACCATTAGTTCCTGCATGGTAAGCAATAGCATCCTCTGGCACCAGTAAGTGAATATCCCCATTGAAATTTATAAAGTAATGCGCCGATGATTTTCCAGTTGCACGATATTGAGTAAACCAATTTTGAATGGAACTTAATGCTTTTTTATCTCCAAAATCGTCTGGAACGCCTTGAGAATGAATTACTATTTTATCAATATTAATATTTGTGCCTTGTGGTCTTGCATTTCCTGCTTTTATTACTTTATCTTCTAATGTTGATTTGATTATTAATTTTGGAATAATGATTTCAGCTTTGCATTTATCACATAACATATTATACCTCCTTGATTTTATTAAATAATTATAATAAATTTAAAAGGCTCCTGATCGACGTGGAGGTGTAAAATTTGAAGTCCACAGCGCCTTGCCTTTTGTTACTCTAAAATCTTGAATATATCCTTTAAACTGTTGAGTTGTATCATACATTCTACGGCCCAAAACAATGCCGGTTCCTGCGTAAGTCAATGATAAAGAGTTTGTGGCGTTGGCTTTGCTTATACCATTAACGTATAAATTCCAACTATTCCCGTTCCTAACTAACGCTACATGATTCCATTTTTCACCAGTATATGTCGAATCTATTAAATCAAAGGTTGCTGAATTTATCCTCGCATATAGTTGCGGGGTGGTTACAAAATGGACTCCACCGCCGTTTGCGTTGGCATTATCATTTATTCCGCCAATATGACAGTTAGATGCTGGGGTATTTGAATATATCCAAAAATCTATAGTGAAACTTCCTGTTCCCATGTCAGTGTCAGTAGATAATGCAGATGTTATATAATCACCACTTCCATCAAAATAAATGCTATTCTTTCCAACTTTAGCAAAATTCCTATTCATCGTTTGACCATTAATTGTTATAGTTTTATTAGTAGCAATATCAGGAATTTTTAGCATCTTCTGTTTCAATAATAACTTAGTGTATTGGTCTGCGACTGGTTCGGTTTCTGGTGGTGTGAATGTATCTGTATAATCAGCATAGCCATTCTTTATTTTTAAATTTGAAATATACCCGGGTAAATAAGATATAGTTGATATAGTTGGCGATGAATTATAATAAGCACCTATTAACACTTGTTTACTATTATCATATAAACCACCAACACCATCATCGTGGTCGCGTAATGCTCCATCTACATACAAAGAAATAGTATCTGAACTTCTAATTACTGCAATATGATACCACCTATTTAAAGTTAATCGACCGGATTGCGTAAGAAATATACCTGATGAACCGTTAGTAGAATATTCAAATTCTAATAAATATGTTGAAGTCCCATTATTTCTATAATATAAAATATAACTTCTATTAGTTCCGCTTGAATCATATTTTGATATTATTGTTTGAATATTACCATTATTTATAGCTGGATTAGTTGTTGGCATGAACCAAGTAGAAATAGTAAAGTCATTACTACCAAAATTTGCATCTGTTGTTATTGGAGTTTTTATATAATCACCTGTGCCATCAAAATAACTTGCTACGCCTCTGCTATAACCAACTTTTGTATCACCATTTGTTGTTATTGTTTTGTTTGTTCCGCTATCATCAGTCATAACAGTTGTGTTGACTGCTTTGTCATGGCCTTTGATATAGAGTTTAGTGTTTGCTGTTGTTTCGTATGTGCTATTTAAAGCTGGGGGTGTGAAATTAGAAGTCCATAAGGCTTCACCTTTTGTAAATCTAATATTTTGTAAAAAACCACTATGATTTCCAGTAGTAGCGCCGTTATACGCTGCTATCGTTAATGCTGCCGTCCCTGCAAATACAGTAGCAACTCCGGTATCAGTTTCTTGTAATATTCCATTTACAAATAAATATAATTCTGATCCATTATGTACAAAAGATATATGATACCAAGTATTTAATGTTACTGCATTAGCAGATATCATTGTAATATCTGTTGAACCATTAGTTGTATATCCGGCTACGATTTTTTCATTTTCATCTAAATGTATAAAATATTCCTTTTGATTTCCGGTTGTTATATATTTACCTAATATTTGTTTTGTTGTGCCACCAGCAACTAAACTATTAGTTAAATACCAAAAATCAATGGTATAATTATCAGATCCGATTTCTAAGTCAGCATTATCTGCAATACTTAATAAATCTCCAGTGCCATCAAAGTAAATCCCCTTATCATTTCCAACAGGGAAATATTTAGGATTTGTTGCGCTTGTTTCATTGACTGTTTTAGCATCAGCATATTTTGTTATCTGATTATTCGATGCTGACGCATCCTCGAAATCAGAGACTAAATGATTGCCAGATATAAAAAGCTTTGTTGCTGGATGTTGTTTTATATCGCGATTTTGGACTATCATCTGCGCAAAACATATTTGAGGAATCAATAATAGTAAAAATATTAATCTTTTCACTCTATATCACCTTCTTGTAAATTATTTCTTAATTCTCCTAAACATTTATCGCATACTGTTAAAATGTAATGATTAAAGACTATTGCCCATGTAATATCTTCATTTCTATTACAACCACACTCATTTAGGCAATTTTTTATTTCTACAATTTTCATTAATAACCTCCAAAATTTTATTAAATAATTATAATAAATTTATATGGATAAATCTATTGCTTCAACTTCTGCTATTGTTAAACAAGCATCGATTAATGCTCTTTTGGTAATTTCAGTAGTAAAATTTGTTCTTATAAAATTGAAAACAGCTTCGTATATTGCTATAATTTGTTCTTTAGTTAAATCAATATCACCATTTTCAGTTTTCCATTTAGTACCACCTTCAAGTAATCCATTTTTAGCACCTATATACGCGTTAGCTAATATTGACTGAGAATTAACATCAGTCGCGATTATCATTCCACTAAATTCAAAACCGCCGTTATCTTTAATAAGTCTATTATTATAAAGAGTATTTTTAGCGTTATTTTTTGCTTTTAATAATAATGTTGCTTCATAATCAGGTTTATACTGTACTACTCCATCAACAATTTCAATTATATCAGTAATGCTCTGGTCGATTTCTATTGAAGGTAAATTTCCATCTTGAATAAATTTTACATATAGTGGATATCCTTCATCTACAAATCTTCCGTTGCTATTTTCATAAATTCTGTAAGCATTAATATCATGATAAATCTTTCTAAACATTTTTAAACTCCTTTATTATATTAATAGATAAGCATATATTAATATGCTTATCTATCTATTATTATTCCATTACAAAATTGAGCTGGACACTTAAATCACGAGCATCTTTATTTGTTGAATAATCATCTGTTTTTATTTCTACTGTATCGCCGAAATTAACGTCATAATTTGATACATTAACTTCACCTGTTGCATTATTAACCCATGAATTACTTACAGTTAAACCTAAATTTGTATTAGAAGTTAATACATCGCCTGTACCTAAAGTTACATTTACTCTGCTGTTTGCTGCACCACTATCAAGCGTTCTAACTCTTAATGATGTTTTACAAAGGTAGGCTTTTGGCAAATCCCATTTGTAATATGTAAACATATCATTTGCTAAAAGTGATGTTTCTGCAGCATCAGCAAAATAACCATTAACAGCAAAATTTAATTGTTTTACTTTTTCTGCTGTTCCTGCGTAGCATGTATTTGCAGCTAATGACACTGTAAATGGTGCTCCACATAAATCTATTGTTAAAGTATCACCACCATCTGTTACTGAATTTATTAAAGCATAATAAGCAGTAGTATCATGCATAAATTTAAAAGGTAATCCTGCTTTTAAATATACTGCAGTAGTAGCATTATCTATTATTGTTATTGTATCGGTATCTGTCATATAAACAGGATATTCAAGAACTTGCCATGCTGAATAAGTTCCTGTTACACCAGATGTCCCACCAGTAGCTGATATTTCAAAAGTATCACCTGTTCTTGTTATTGTAACATTAGAACCTTGTTTTAAAGTTATATTAGGTCCAGTAGAACCAGTAGCATCTGAATTTGCATATATTTGACTTATACCACCACCGGTTCCTGTATAATCAATTTCAAAAGTATCACCAGTTCTTGATACTGTAATGTCTGAACTACCTTTTAAAGTTATAGCTGTTCCAGTGGAACCTGAAGTATCATCAGTATCATATATAGTGCTTATTTTTGTATTAAGCAGCCCTGTTATTGTAGTGGTAGTTGAATAATTTTCTGCGATATAATCTAAAGCAGTTTGAAGTATATTTGTATTAAATACTATTTCTGCTGTGCTGGCTATCGCTATTGAACTTGCCGGATGTGTATCAGCAGCATCTCTTCCAAGTAAATCATTATGATTATATTCTGTTGGAACAAAAGGAACTATAAATGCACTATCAATAGATTGAAAAGTTGTTGCATCTTTAGCTATTATAACTCTTCCAACTAACTCACCAAATTGCTCTAAATACACTGGAAGGGTTGCTGGAGGTTGAGTTGAAATAGCAGCTGATAATTTATATGTTCCATGCCCAAATATTACAGACATTTTAGATGAACCACCAATATAAATCCAATGAACACCATAATTATTATTATTTAAGTCAACTAATGCTCCTGTTGAAGTATCATTATATTTAGTATTATCAATTTGATTAGGATATGTTGCTATATGATCTTCCCAAGTATCTGCTATCGCATTATAACTATAATAATGTTCAAAACCATCAATTTGAGAATCTGATGCGGCTTTAGACACCATTGATGTTCCACTATACCATGTTGATGCTGTTATGGTTAAATATCTTTCTGATTTTTCAGCAATTTCAGCACCACTAAATCTTTCACCAACACCTCTTGCAAAAACTCTTTCGTGTTCTCTACGTGGAAAATTATAAGCATTAAAACCTTCAGCTCCAATATATACAGTTACTGAATTTTTATAAAATCTCTGTAAATCAAATTGGTCTGTTGTTCTTATTATTGTACGATTTGTAGTTACTAATACTTGAGGATTTCCACTATTATAATCAACATACGCATAATAGACATTTCCAGCAGTTAAGGAGGCTGCTGGAATATTACCCGCTGGAATAGTAAAATATTCTAAAGGTGCTATTTGACTATCTGCATTTTTTAGAGCCACTTCCATCGTAGTATAGTTTACGCCACCAAGACCATCATATGTAAAAGTACCACCAGATAACTTACCACTTGAGTTAACTGCCGAAAATCTTGCATATTGTAATAATAACGCTACTTCTGTACTATTTAATGCTGTAGTTAATGCATTTATTGACGCAACATTAGACTCATCTGTTCCATTTACATAAGCTTTATTAGCTAAATTTAATGAAGCAATATATGCTTCCATAGTAGCGTCTGAAGCAAGTTTAGTGTAATAATTTGCTAAATCTTCAGGATTAGCTACAGAACCATATACTCTTATTATTGCAACCTCATCAGAAGAATATAATGCTGATCCAAAAGTTATTCTTGTTTTATCAGAAACTACTGATAAAGAATATAAAGAAGAATCATAAAATAAACCATTAACTAAAACTTGTAAAGTATTAGTTGTATAATTTCCGGCTAAATCATAAGAAGTATTATCACCTGTGTTTGTAGCTATTTCTGCTTTTAACTCTATCGATGTGGTACTACCTGTCGCTGATATAGTTTCTAATTCATATATAGAACCATTTGATTTAATATACTTTCCGGCTTGTGATACCGGCGAAGGTAATCCATGGATATAATTAGTATTTATATGATTTTCTAAAGTACTATCAACATAAGTTTTATCTGCTTTATTAGGAACATCTAATATTGCTGGATCATCTGTTCTTGCTATTGTAGTAGCAGAACCAGAGCCAAATCCAGTAATATTATTTGCTGGATGTAATGTTGTCATTTGTTCGGCGTTTAAAACATTACCTAAACCAATATCAGTTTTATCTAATGTTACTGCACCAACTTTAGCATTAACTGATGTTACGCCGCCGGTAGGTGAAACGATTTCCCACCAGTTTTCAAATGTTGAAAATGGTTGTTGATGTAAAATATATGTTTTAGATTCATTAGTTACAATAGCAATAGCGCCAGTTTCAACATCTAAAGTTAATAATTCTATAGTATCTAAAACTGAATATGAATTAGTTAATGAAAGCGCAGGAATAACAGTACTTGATAATTTACCTTCAGCATCTAATATTGGAACTTCACCAGAAGCAATACCTGTATTTTTAGTTGCTGCCGTTCCTAACCCTAAATTGTTTCTTGATATTGCTGTATTATTTAAATCAGACAAATTATTAGCTTTTAATAATACAGAATTTGAAGAAGCATAAAGATTGTCTAAATTTAAAAGTAATCCATCAATTTGAGTTTTATTATATACATCAAGAACATTAGCTTTTAATGCTACTGAAGCTGTTGTTGCATAATTATTTTGTATTTCAAGTTTAGTAAAATAATTTGATGCTACATCATTAATAATAGAATTTACAGTTGAGTCAAGATTTGTAACACTTAATTCAACTGATCTTCCATCTAAAAGATATATTTTACTTGCTTTTTTAATTGGAAAATTAATTATTTCAGCAAATAAAATAGTAGGTGTTAGTAAAAATAATAAGGTTAAAATTAATTTTTTCATTTACTTTTCCATCTCCTTTTTATTCATAATCTATGTTAACTATTAATTCTGTTGCCGATTTGGCAGTCCCAACTTTTACTTCGCTCGTTAATAGTGGGAAATTATAGTTTATATTTGCAATTGAAACAGGCGTTGTTCCTATCGTTACATCATTTGCACTTTACAGTAGCATCAATATTAGTAATACTTAATTCAACAGTTCTGCCATCTAATAAATATATTTTGCTGGCCTTTTTAATTGGAAAATTAAAAACTTCAGCAAATAAAATATTAGGTATTAAAAGTAAAAAAGTTAATAGGATAATTAGTCTTTTCATTTTTCTCTCCTTTATATTCCATTTATTTTTGCTGGTATTATATTATTTATATATTGTATAGTTATACCATTTAACTTATTTTTATATCCTTGCGTTGGATAAGTTAAAAAACCAACCTTAGCTACGCCATTATAGCTACTTGATGAACAGCTATAAAAATTTATAAATTTATCTGAAGATAATAATAATGAACTTGATGAAAATGAAACATCTGAATTTATATATGTTTTTATATCTGCTGGTGTTAAAACATTATTATTTTCATTAACTACCACTGATTTCCCATAAGCAGATGTTGAATTATCTGAATAATTAATAATAAAATTAGAAGAATCAACTGGTATAGAATTTATAAGTGCTGCATTATTTGTAGTAAAAGTTTTAGTATCACTCCATGACATATTATCACTACCGTCTAATATTGCATGTTTACATTTACCTTTATTACCATCAGTAGAATCTTGAAAACTTATAGCTATTTTTGTAGATGATAAACTTACAATACTAGGATAATATAAAGTTGAACTTGAATCAAATGCAGATACTACGCCGGAAGTAATATTATAATATGGCCCACCTTGTTCTATAATATTATATGTCGTAACAATATTATATGAAGGGTATAATAATAATCTTGCAAATTTAGTATCAGTTAATTTAGTTAAACTCATATAAGAATTTGCAGCAATTATATCAGCACTACCATTCCATGTTATAGTTTTATTTGCATTACATATACCAACAGTTACTGTGGCTGGTTTACTAGGACCAGTAACTCCAGCAATAAATTTATTGCTATCCATCGTTAATAAACTATAGCTTGTGGGTGTAAAAGTGCCTAAATTATTTGGCGTTGCCCATGTAATATTATTGCTCTCATCAATTGTTCCTGCCCTAACTAGCGTATATGTAGTTACTTCATTGTAATACATTACTACAATAGTATCTGTTCCAATAGTAGTTACTTTACATAAATTTCCAGCAGTATTTACTGATGTAAATATAGACGCTGCACCCCAGTCAACAGTATTATTAATATTTATATCTCCAACTACTGCTGCACCATATTTTTGGCCTGTATCACTATAAACAACAACTACTTTATTACTATTTGCAAATTTGGCAGAAGCAAAATTATCAATAGGCGTTCCTGAAGTATAACCAAAAGGTAAACTTTGGTTACCAAAACTTGAAATTTCAACAGCAAAAACAGGTGTTGAAAATACGAATAAAATATAAAATATTAGTATTATTTTTTTCATATTATTCACCTATTTCAATATATGTTGTTGAAGGATTAAAATATATTTCATCACTACCTAATGCTAATCCTAAAACTTGTATTATTTGACCTACTGCTGTTGGCTTAGCAATTGTTATTTCGCCCGATGTTATAGGTGATAAATAAAGTAATCCTTTTGCTGAAAAATCCCATGAATTATTTTTTATATAGCCTTTAGTTAATATTTTTCTATCACCAGTACCTGTTTCAACACAAATTCCTAAACACGGTAAATTAACTTCTATTGATGATGCTATCGCTTTATTCCAACCAGAAGGCGATAAGTATAAAGCTTTATATAAATCTGAGGATGCTGCCATAGTATCTATTAATACTTCGCCTGTATATTCACCATCATGCATTGAACTTTTATATATTGTTGACGGCGCTGATTTATTATATACTGATAATCCTACTTGAGCATCATTTATTTTAGGCTGTGCTGAATATGCAATATTATAAAAAGATAAAAATATTAATATTGCTATAATTATTTTTTTCATTTAATCCTCCAATTTTTAAGTAAATTTTTAATAACATCAATCAAAAAATCTATCAGCATATTAATAGTATCCAATCACTTGAACTTCTGCCATATCGGTTGAAAGACAATGGATATTTGTAACTTTTGAATTACCTCCGATACCGCTACCAGCAGGAACTTTAAAATCTAGCGGAGTAGCTGGCGCGTCAAATTTTATATAAATTTCAGCTGTTTCAGCCATATTTAAAATAACCCATGAACTAACTTCAGTACCAAAATCTAAAGCACCACCGCTATCAATCATTGGTGCTAACGTAATTCTTTTAAAAATAGTATTAGTATATGGAGTTACAGTTACTTCTAATGTTGATACTGATATTGATGCTGTTGTTTTTAATTTGTTTTCAGTAGTGTCTAATACTTTATTTAACACCTGTTCCGTTGTAAAAAATGAAGAAGCTGCAAATGTAACTGTTGATACAAATATAGATAAGAAAACCATTAAAATTATTAATTTTTTCATTATTTTTATACTCCTTTTTTGTTAATTTTATTTTTAAATAAAATTAAAAATTTATTAATTATAAACTTTTTATGTAATAAATTTATTATAATTATTTAATAAAATTTTATGGTTGTATCTATTATAAAGATACAACCATAAAAAAATTATCTTCTACCGTTTCTTCTTAATAATGCTTCATTGACAGATATTTCAACTTTTTTGAAAAATTCTTTGCTGTCCATATCATTACTTATTGTTACATCACCAAAATTGATATTTACATCTCCAGTATTTTGATTGTTTGATAATGCTGAAAAATCTGGTAAATTATTAAAAGAAACTGGAATACTTCTACCATCAGGTAATGGAACAGCTGCCTCTGCCATTCCTGCTTCAGCTAAGGTTGCTAATGTTCCACCTCTTGTTGGTTTTATTATTCCACCATTTGCTAATCCATAGGAGCCAACCATTTCACCAGCAGCAGATGCAACGTTAGCAACTACTTCAATCGGTGCTGAGGCTATTGCTTTTGCTGAATTAACTATTGACATTACATTATCATAAGCAGTTTGAGCAATTGAAACTATTCCATTGATAGTAGTTTCTATTGCTGATTTACCCATTTCAATAGCACCATTAATAGCATTCATTAATCCTTCACCAATGCTAGTACCTATATCAATAACAGTTTGAACCATACCTTTAATTGTTTCCCAAATATTATTGAAAGTATTTATTATTGTATCTTTTCCGGTAGTTATCAAATCATTAATAGTATTTATTATTCCATTTGCTATTTCAGTAGCATATCCAGTTACTGTTGTTATTGTTTCTGTCATGAAGGTCCAAATTGAATTAAAAGTATCTGCTATTAATTGCGTTCCAGAAGTAAATATTGAAACTATTGTTTCTACAATACTATTTGTCAATGTTGTTATGCTTTCAGTAATTGCAGTTGTGCTTTCAGCTATGAAATCCCATATTGCCATGAAAGGTGCTGCTAATATTTCTCCAACTGTTCCAAAGTAATCTACGGTTGCTTGAAATACCTCACCAAACCACATAGGAATATCATCGATTAATGAATTACCTATAAGATAATTATATATTGCTAATCCAACACCAGCAATAGCAGCTAACGCAAGTGCTGGCCATGCCGCTATTCCAGCAGTTATAGCTAAACCAGCAGTTAATAACGCTGTTGTAAAATATCCAGCCCATTCCAAACCAGACTGAATTAAATATTGACCAATAACAACACTGAAACCGACTATTAATGCAGGTAATGCTATTGCTGTTCCTGCAAGCCATGTACCAATAGATTTTACAAATACTGCTATTCCGGTTGTTGAAAACCATCCAATTGCTCCGGTAACTGCTGTGCTAATTGTCGTTGATAATGATGCTGCCCATATTCCTATACCTATTATAATGCCTGATAATGCAATATCAAAACCGCCAGTAACAGCATTTTTTATTTCGACAGAAATAACATTTTTAATTTCTGCAGCTAATTCTTTAATTACTGTTATAATAGGTTCTTTTAATTTTTTAAACATAGCTGTAAATTTTTCAGTGCTTATTCCTTGCTCTAAAATAGTAGCTATTTGTAATAAACCTTTTTTAAGTTCTTCTGATACAGGTAAAAAATTAATAGATTCTTTTATTGCTGCTATAAAATCAAGTATTAATGGTATAACTAAGCTTTTTAATGCAGGAACTCCTTCATTAATAGTTACTTTTATTATTTCAATACCTTGCTTAATTGCTTCAACAACGGGGCTAAATATTTGACTTGTAGTATCATTACCTGCACCTAAAGATTCTTTTAATAATTCACCTATTGATTTTACACCTTTAAATACTGAGGATAATCCTGTAGAAATTGCAGTGCCTATTTGTTTTATAGATTCTGATATTTTAGCTGCTATTTCTGCGATTGATTGTAATAACCCATTTTGTAATGCAAGTTTAAAACTTTCAATTCCTGGTTTTATAATATTATTATTTATATCCACAAATCCAGTAGATATTCCATCAAATATTTGTTTAAATGTTGTTGTTAATTTTTCTTTATTTCCCGCTAATGCTCCAATAAAATTAGTTATAGAAGTTGTTATTGTATTAAAGACTTGTTCAATAGATCCTTTAATATCACCTTGCGTTAATAATAAAAACGCTGTCGATAATCCTTTTGCTAATTCATTAATCATAGGTAATATTTTAGACGCTGCCGCAGGTATTAATAATAACGCATTAACAACACCTTGAATTATTGATATACTTGTAGATAATATTGTTTTTAAAGTATTAAATGCGTCACCTGATTTAATAAATTCTGCAGCCCATAATGTTATTGATGTAATAGATTCATTGATATATTTAGCTAAATTTTGCGTAGCTAATGCAATAGCGTTTAATATTCCTTCACCAGTTTTTAAATTTTGGAATTGAAATGAATTTATAAATTGCAAAACAGCTACAGTAATTGTAGATAATGCAACACTTACAGTTTTTATTACAGATAATATGGAATCAAGTATTATTTTAAAAGCATTTTGCGCTGAAACGCTAGATAATAATTGATTAATATATGCTGCTACAGTTGTTTTTAAAGTTTCTAAATTTGCACCTAAAGTTAATACATTTGGTGATAGTCCGGTTATATTAGAAATTAATTCTAAAAGTACTGTTGATAGCATTGTTATTACGGAACTTATTCCAGAAAAACTTGATTTAAAAGATTCATTTGTAGCAATATAATTTGTTACTGAAGATATAATGGTTGCTAATATAGTGCCTAATGCTGTAAATGACCTGATAATAATATTAGTTATTGGTGATAACATATTTAAACTAGTAATGAATATTTGTGTTATGCCAGTTAATGCTTGAGTAGCTGATGTTACTAATCCTGTAGTTTGCAAAAAATTAGTAAAACCATTTACCACTTCGATTAATGTATTAGTTACTAATGTTAATGATTTTTGAAATACGCCACCAATTAATATCTGAACTGTTTCAATTGATCCGCTTAATTGCATAGCTGCGCCAGCGTAATTATCTAATTGAACTTTAGCCATGTCAAATGTTGCATTTGTACCTGTTACAGTCGTTTCCATTTCTTTTATTTTATTTATACCTTGCGATAATAATGCACTCATCGCGGGGCCGCCAGTATCACCGAATAACGCTAATACTTGATTACTTGTCATTCCTTTTGCTTGTAATAATTCTAATGCTGCTACAAAAGGATTTAAACCGCTACTTGAGGCGGTTGTAATTTTTTTATTCATTTCTTCCGTTGAGATACCTAACGCTGTTAATGTTTCTTTAGCTCTACCTGTTGGATTTAATAAATCTGTTAACGCGCTGCGTAATGCTGTACCTGCCATTTCGCCCATAATACCAGCTTTACTTAATGCACCTAAAACACCAACTGTGCCCTCAATCGATAATCCGAAAGTTTTAGCTACTGGCCCGACATATTTCATTGACGCGCCTAATCGTTCCATATTAAGCTGAGAACCTGCTACACCGGCCGCAAATACATTTGATATTTTAACAGCATCGGAAGCTGTCATTCCATACTGAGTTATAGCTGATACAACTAATTCTGTTGAACTTGCTAAATTTGATTGTGTTGCTTCTGATAATTTAGCTGTACCTTCTAATGCCGCTATTGCGTCCTGTGTTGATAAACCAGCAGAACCTAAAGCATATAACGCTTCTGCTGCTTGACTTGCAGATAATGATGTTACCGCGCCTACATTTAAAGCTGCGTCCGATAATTGTTTCATCTCTTCCGCACTTGCGCCGGTTACAGAAGCTACATTCGATATTTGCTTTTCAAAGTCTGCTGTAACATTTACTGCATTACTTAAACTATCATAAATTCCTGTAAAAAAATTAATTACTGGTTGTGCAAATCTTATAAGTGTATCAAACGCTTGCCCTAAATTGCCAACAAAAAATACTAATTCAGTAAAACCACCTACAACAGAACTTATAACTCCAGTAATGGTATTAAATACTGCTGATACTGCTTGAAATGGAAGCATAATAGCACTTGATACTAAACTTCCAATAGTTGACATTACAGATATTAATCCACTAAATGCTGAAGATAATAAACCAGCAGCGCTAGATATACCACTAAATAAATTCGGAATTAAATTCAATGGATTTAAAAAACTTGTTATTGTGCTTCCAATACCTGAAAACATACTTGATAAAGTTCCTGCAAAACCTTTAGTGCTTGAAGTATCAATATTAATAGGAATATCAGCATTTTCTTTAACATCTTGTAAAGCATTATTAACTGTTTTAAGGTCTTTAATGCTTTGTGAAATGTCAAGTTGTATTTCCATTTGCTGTTTAGCAATTTTAGCAATATCTTTTATTCCATCTAATATTCCTTCTAATGCTTTTAATGCTTGCTTTGAATCTAGCTCTGCAGTTAAACTTATTTCATTATTTGCCATATATTCACCACCTTTATAAATAAAAATGCAAACCATTAAATTTATTATTAACGGTTCGCATTACAAATTACATTTAATGTCCTCTTGCTTTTCTTTTAGCTTTGTTCTTTTTTTCTTTTAATTCATTTTCTTCATTCTCTGCTTTTATATATGTTTCAAGTCTAACTATAAAATCATAAGATAATGTATAAACTTCATTAGGGCTTATTTGCAAATATTTAGCTATGTTTAATACTCTTAAAAATTGAATATTTTCTATAGTATATTCATTATAACTTCTATTGTTTAAAGTGCTATGTAAGCCCCGCCTTAGTTTTTTAATTGTTCATCTGAAGGATTATTAAGGTTATTAATTTCTTTTTCTATAAAAGTAAATATTTCATTATCTAATATTTTTAATGAACTTTCATCTATTGCTAAATATTTTACTGCATCTTCTGTGCTATCTTCTGTTTCAATATTCCAACTAACTATTGATTTAACAAAACGTAATACTCTAAATTTTTTATTATCAACTTCGGTGTAATCTGCAATATTAGCATTGTTTAATTTGCTATCTACATTTTTTATTTTTACTGCCGCTGATTGTATTTCAAGCATATCATCTGCTGTAAGTTTTCTAATTATTGCTTTAAATTCACCAAGAGTAATTTCTTTTGTGGTTTTGCGTAGTTTCATATAATACACTCCTATAAAAATATATTTTAGTAAATTAGCAAAATTAATTGCTAATCTACTAATTATGTAAAGAATCACCTAGACTGAACTTTCACTGTTTATCACGACAAGTTGATAGCCGTAGTCTAAACCTTTATCAAGGTTAGAAAAGCCGTCAGCACTTATCATCATTGTTTCCGTAGATGTCGGAAGCTCTGCTGTTTCAAATCTGAAGTTAGGTACAAATACATGGAACTGATAATAAACACCAGTGGAACCTATTTCAACGCCGTTACAAAGACCATATTTAACTTCAAGAACGCCTCTTGTAGCATCTTTAAATTTGTTATAATAAGTCATATCAGTAAATTCAAGTTCTGTTGAAAGTGAAAATTCCTGTTTGCCTGGAGTTATTGCTCTTGTAGTATTATCACAACGAATTGAGAATCTAGGATCGAGATTATTCGATATCGATATTTCAATATTTTCAAGCATCGTTTCAGTTGCCCAATCTAATGTTGCGCCTGCCTGTTTAAATACGAAAGGATCAAGTGCTGATAATTGTAAACTATCATCATAAGAATGTCCAGTAACTGTTCCATATTTTTCATCTTGAGCTATAATATCACAGTCAGCTTTCAAGAAATCTTCTGAATTAATATTAATAGTCATATTGTCAATTTTGCAGCCGGTATATTCAAACAATTCAATATTACCTTTTTTATTCCAATACTGGAATGAGGGCTGATCGCCAGCGGTAAATATATGAGAATAAACGTTTGCAACTGCTTTACAATATTCTACCATTACCTGATCTGTAGCACTTAATGCTTCGCCCATTGTAATTTCACCAGTAGTCAAATTAATTGAATATTCTGCGCCTGTAGGTGTTGCACCTAAATCTTCTGTTTGAGCAATCCAGTTACCACCAACTACTTTTTTATAAACTGTTACTGTTCCAGTCTGAACTGGAGTGTTAGTTAATGTAAATGTAGCACCTGTAACATTAGTGAATCTTTCTCTTTTAAATTCACCAGCTTTTGTAGTTACTGTTCCGCAAGCATATTTTAAAAATTTAGTAAAACCATTTTCAGGAGCTGCAACTATTGATATGGAACCTTCAACTGTTTTTCTAGTCTGAATGTTATCGGCTTTAATACGAACACCAGTTATCGTTTCAGGATCAGTATAACCTAAATCAATAGACATAGAATCTTCAGCAAGTTCAACTCTTTTTTTAGTAGCTGCTGGATTATAAACGCCGTAATTAGCTTCGTCTATAACCAACATTTTTGAAAGCACTCCAAGAGCCATTTAAAACACCTTCCTTTTAAATTTATTTCTTCATATTTTGATAAATATGATTTATTAAACCGTATAAATTTCTTTCATCTCTATCTGGGTATTGTTTCTTAACTATTGCTTTTGCTTCTTCCCATTTCTTTTCATCTGCTTTTGTTTTAACTACATTAGGCGGCATATATTTATTCACTCCTTAACAATTATATACTACTCTTTTTTGTAATGTTACTGATATTGTAGCTGTAAAATTAATATAGTTGTTAGTTACAAAACTATCATAGTCTGTTCCATCAATATTGCTATCAAGATAATTACCATTAATTTTAGGGTTTTGCTGTAATATTGTTTCTATGTTTTTTACTAATTTATCTAATGCTTCAACACCATCTAATATTGTGTAATCAGTTTCAAATTGCTGTGTCATAGCTAAAATATCTATTGTAAAATTTTCTATATATCCTGAAGCTATTGTTTTTATTTGTTTTGCTTTTGATCTTCTTATTAATAGTATTGCCGGAAAATTATCAATGAGGGGATTTGCATACTGTGCAAATGTGTTTACTTTAATATTATCGCCAGTATCAGAAAGTAATAATGGATTTGTTGATAATAAATTATATAAATCAGTTACCGCTTGCTTCATTAGAAATATCCTTTTGATTTTATTAAATAATTATAATAAATTTATTTTCCAGTTGTTAAATACTTTTGAAGTATTTCTGCTAATTCATCTATATCATTAGTCTTTAAATACATAAAATCTCTTTTTGGAAGTTTACCTTTTCCACCATAACTATTTGTTGCGCCTTTGTTATCTGGCTGTTGATGATACTTAGCATAATAAATTGTAGTTCCTATTTTAGCGTGATGAAAATCAACTTCATATATTGATCCTTTACCGCTTCCTGATTGTATGCTTGCGATTAAATCGCCAGTATCTCGTAATATTTTATTTGATTTATTTTTCTTTTTTCCTTTTCTTCTTAATGCTTCCGTAACTGGTGATAATGCTTTCCATTTAGCTGTTTCGCCTTCTTCATTTGTAAAATGTTGAATAACTTTTTTACGCATGAAATTTGCGATAGTTCTAAATGCTGGTGTAGCATCTTTAAGTCTATCTAATATACCTTTGATAACGTTATTAGCATCATAAGTATTTATGTTTATTGAAAATCCGATATCAGCCATTAAAATACTCCTCAAATGCTTTTAAACCATCTTCTAAGTATCGTTCTTCCATTACATGAATTGCTTTAATAGTTGTTTCAAGGTATTTATCTTCTTGAATGTTTAAGCAATATCCGCTATCTTCGCCGAATTTATGATTTTCAAATTGATACTTAAATATATTTTTAGATATTAAATAGCAAGCCCCGCTCATAGCAACTTTATACAGTTTATTTAATTCATAATTTTTAAAATGAATCGGTACGCTTATTAAGTCAAGGCTTGCATTTATATATCTATTTTTTAAATTAACGTAATCGAATTTAGGTAATAAATGATTATCATTTATAATTATTGTAGCAATATAATCTTTATTGAATGATAACAAATGATTTAAAATATCTTTACTTACTAATATATCACTATCGATGCTGAATTGATAATCTACATTTAAATATTTACAAACATCTATTACTTTATTTCGTAAATAACTTAAATGTTCATATAATTTATTTCTATCTTTAAGAACTCTACTATTAATATTATTATCAAAAAATCTATCAGACTGTAAAATTATTATTTCTGCATATTCTTCTTTATATGCATCTTTAAACTCATATAAAATATCTAAAGAATTATCAATGCTAAAATCATCTATAAATATAAGGTATATATCTTTTTTATTATATTCTATTTCTATTATTTTATCGAGAAAATCCTGAATAACCCATTGGCGGTTTTTAATTATTGACGAAATTGCTATTTTCATTTATTTCAACCTATCGTAAGTAATATCATATTCTTGATTTTCACTAACTCCAGAATTAACCCAATCATCAAGATTAAATACCGAAGGGTATCCAATTTTGTTTACATCCATAGCAGTTGACCATATTTCTGATTCACTATTAGCAGTAGATCCAAACTCTAATTGTCCTTTTTCATTTAATGTAACACCATCTCTGAACGTGCATGGTAATAAAAGTTCTGGAGTTTTATCTACCATCGATTTTAACATATCAAGATTTTCTTTCCACATATTTTTAGCTACTGGATTTTCTTCTGCTTGATTACTATCATAAAAATATTTTAAACATTTAGCAGTTACCATATCAGTAGCTATTGTAACAATCATTTCTGGAGCATTAGGTGTTGGACATATAGAACAAACTAAAGGTAATTGATAAACTTTATATAATATACCATTTATCAACCCTTCAATTCTTGCAATAAAATAATTTATCTTATCATCAGTAATCAAAGATGTTGAAGTAAATCTTCTGTAATTTTCTCTTACCATATCAGCTGATGTATATGTTCCCATTTTATATTCCTTTTTGATTTTATTAAATAATTATAATAAATTTATTTAAAACATAGGGAGTAGATAAAAACCACTATATCTACTCCCTATGTTTTATAGGAGGCGTGGACCGAAATTAGAATACTTTTGCGTAAACTATACGATCTGGGAACTGTATTACTGCAAAACCATTCTGACCCGCAAGTATCTGCGTAGATTTAGGATCTTTAATTTCTATAGTTTCACCGAATTTTCCAGTATTCATAGTATATTCATTCGGAGCATCTATCCATACACAAGTTGATTCTGAAGGAGCAGATGAATTACCTTTTGATGCTATAACTATTACATCGCCATCATCAAGCATACGATAATTCGTGCCGGTTGAATCTGTGTACATACCTGAAGATATAACGAGTTCAATATTTATTGCTGAAAGATAAGTTTTAACTTTTGATATAATATCAACAGTGCCACCGTCATATTTCAAAAGGTCACGGAGTTTCGAGCACTGAATAGTTTTGATTAAAGTTGTTTTGTTCATTATAACTTTATCAGCAACTGCTCCACCGTCTTTTTCTATAAGATCGGTCCATTCAAAAATATCAGTTAAAGGATCAGCATTAGTAACATCATCCCATTTATCAGTTCCTGTGAGCGTTACTTTATGTGTTGGTCTAAAACCAAAATCAACTGTAAAATATACGCCAGTTTCATCGTCAGCATAAGTTACAGTACCTTTAAGCGCCTGCATTTTAAGCCATTCAATACGCATATCAACGCCATCATTAACTCTTGCAGTATAATCAAGTACCATCTGATTTGCATATTTTTCATTAAGTGTTCCAGGTTTACGGAGTAAAAGCATATCAGAAGCTTTTATCGGTATTTTATGTTTTATTACTGCTGCTGTGCCTTTCATAGTTTTAATATTTTCAGGCTGGCATATAGGAGCTACCGAGTTCATACCAGATATAGGGGCCATCGGATAAGTTCCGTATATAACATCCCAATCAATATCCATTGTTTGGCTTTCTTTAGAAGCATAAAAAGAATCTGAAAGCATTTCCTTTACAGGAAACTGCTGAATAAGACCAGAAATATACTGAGGATTTAATACACTGTACAACGAATCAGACATTTTAAAACACCTTCCTTATTATTATAAATTTTAAATCTTATCTAAAAATTATTGCGCCAGCAAGATCAGTTTTTGCGTTAGCGTCTAAACCGGTAAGATTAGCTTCATAAACAACACCATGTATGCAATAATCAATTATAACATCAAGCGGAGTTGCACCGACTGATTGAGCATCTACCTGATAACCAAGAATACCAATAGCAGTGTCAGCACCGTCAGATCCACCATTATCATATCTTACTATTTTACCAGTAGAAGTCTGCTTTGCAAGAACAGTGCCTGCTACAAACGGAAAAGTTTCGCCAGAAGCTATCTGACCAGAAACTAATATAGGATGATCAGCAGAGTTAAGAAAAATCTTTTTAGAAACAAAAGTTTTGTCCTGAATTACGTGAGGAACTTTAATAGACATTTTAGAACACCTTCCTTTAATTTTTAATTATTTTTTAAATAATTTCGGAAACATACCTTTTACTTTATCAATATGAATTACTTCAGGTTTTTTCTCTTCATTTTCTGTAATGTTAGTTGTTAATGATGAAGATAATTCTAACTGTTTAGGCATATCTTCAATAAATTTTTTAATGGTTTCTTTAATATCAACTTTTTCAGTATCACTTAACATGATAATATTTGCTTCTTTTTTATTGATAGAGCAAAAAAGTTTTTTAATATTATCTTTCTGAACTGGAAGTATTTTACCTTCTTTTACAAGGTTTTCGATATAAGTTTCATCTGAGAAATTAAGTTTTTCGATTTCAGCATCTTTAGCTTTCTGTTTCGATTTTTCTACTTCCATTTCTAACATTTTGATTTTGTTTTCCATATCAGACATTTTAGCGGTTGCAGGATTTTCTTCAGGTTTTACTTCTTCTTTTTTAGCTGCAGCCATTGTAACTTCTGTTTCTTCTTTTTTCTTTTTCTTTTTCAAACCTTCAGCAAGTTTCATAACTGATTTTTCTGCTCTTGATAACATAAGATCATCAGTTTCTACAGCGCCTTCTAAAAATCCATAAAGAGCTTCGATAACTTTTTCCAACTGAGTAACCACAGCGTCAACAGTAACCACTACGTCTTCTGCAGGAACAGTTGCGGCTTTTTCTTCAACTTTTTCTTCGGCCTGCTCAGTTACTACCGGAGTTTGACTTAATGCATCTTCGGTAGGTTTTTTAATTTCTTCTGCCATTTTGACTTCTTCGGTAGGTTTTTTAATTTCTTCTGCCATTTTGACTTCCTCCTTGTTATTTGTTGATAATGTTATTAATTCTATTTTGTTTGTATTATCAGAATAATACAATTTTTTAATATCTTCCAATGTTTTTATTTCAGGCATTTCTTCGCCGAGTAATGCTAAACCACAAAGAACAGTACCAAATTTTTCATTACCTTTATTTGGGTCTTCATAACTTAAAATAACTTCTGCTGATTTTCTGCTATAAGCATTTGCGTCAATAAGTTCTTTTACTTCTTTCGGAACATCTTGAAGATTTGCATATATTGCTTCACCATCATCAGATAATTTTAAATCTGTAATGTATCCAGCAGCAGGGAAACCAGAACGGCCTAAAATATCTTGTTCACCATGACCAAGTTTTATTGTAGGCCTTACTTCATTTTTAAGTTTATAAAAATTATCAAATATTTCTTTGAGTTTTTCTTTGGTAAATTCAAAACCTTTATATTTTCCTGTCCTTAATATTTCTTCATCTTTAAGATTAAAAGTAATCAAAATTTCACCTCACATTTTTATATAAATTTATTAAGTTTCATTTTTAAATTATAATTAAATTTAAAAAATTTTTAGATTAAAATAAATACAAAAAAATCCTATGGTAAAATTAATTACCATAGGATTTTATTAAATAATTATAATAAATTTATTGGTGGATTATTTTATTTCCATTCTGGCCTGTTTTGTTTTGATAACCAGTCAGTATATATAATTATAAAATCTTGAAATGTTTTATCAGAAATATATTTTGTCATTAATGTGCCGAACATTATTATTGCTAAATTTCTTATTTCAGCTTGAGCATGTTTACTTGTTCTTAATGGATAAAAGTTAAATAAAAATTCCCGTAAATTCATTCCTATCTTAATCGTCGTTGGCGAGCAGTTAGGTAATATACATCTTGCATCTTCTGGTTTAACACCTAACTTGATAAGATATTTATAATCAAGCTTTGTGTTTTCTATATTATTAGTGATAACATGTTGCGCTGCAATAAGATCTTCGCCGGTTAAATATTCTAAATCCGGTATAACCATATTATTCCAAAAACTTTCTGAGGATTCAATATCATATTTGCAATACCTTTGGCTCTGTTGTAAATATGATGCCATGCGATGTCTAACTAATTGATGGCTTGCTGCTCTTGAAATATTTTGCACATACCATTCAATATAAATACATTCAAATACTGAATGATGCCCTTTGTTTAATAAACTTTCAACTGTTGTTAAATCTTTATTGTTATTAAAATCAAGGTTTTCATTAAAATCTTCTCTTCCATAACATATTCTCGCATTTTCTGCGATATAATGAATTGGATTATCTATCTTTTGTGATATTATTGATACTTGCATTTTTACACCTTCCAATTATTTATGTAGTTTTGTTCCATTGATAGATTATGTTATAGTAATCATATTCTTCTTTTGTTATTTCTTTCCAATTATTTAATATGATTTTTAAATTTTTTGTTTTCTCAATAATTGGAACGCATTCTATCATCCAGCGAAAAGGATGTATTGGTATAACTTCATTTGATGTATATTCAACGTTATTAATATCTCTTAAAATAAAAGTTATGAAATAATATTTATCTTGCATTTGTTATTCTCCTTTTCAAAATTTTATATTATCTCTACAATAATCATAATCTGCTTTTGATATTTGACGATGTGATATTAATATTGTTCTGTGATTTAGAATATGTAAAGTTTTAAAATTTTCTATTTGCTTTGATTTTAACCATTCAAAAGGACTTCCAATTATTAAGTCATTATAATATACTTGTTTACCGCTGTCTACATCATACTGAACATAAGTTATAAAATAATACGTAGGTTTCATTTGTTATTCTCCTTTCTGAATTTTATCTATTCTATAATGTATTTTCCAAGTACTTGTTTGATTATCAATGTTGAATATTGTAAATGTTACAAGAACTTTCTGTCCGATAGTCCAATCAACATCTAATATGTCGGTTATATATGAGGCATGGTAATCTAATGATAAATCATTGGATATTTTTATTTTGTATTCTTTTATAACTTGATTATCATTATCTAAATATTTATTTACTGATATTACAATGCCTTCGATTTCTTTTAATATCATGTTTTATGCTCCTTTTTCCTTATAAATTTTATTATTGATAACAAGCGGAATACAAGTTTCTAAATCGCCGCTGTAATATAATGTTATTATTTCACGATATTTATTGTATTCAATATATAACCATTGATTAACATGCTTATCTATCAGATCATCGCGCCGTATTTGTTTAAGAATATTTATTATGTCATTCTGATTTACAATCGTCTGAAAAAATCTTGTACCATAAATATTATATAGTTCTTTCATGGTTTTTGCTATTTTCATTTTTGATACCTCACATTTTATATAATTATTTAGTTGACTTAATTCTTTGTTTCGGATCAATACATTTTTCATTCATGTTTAATCTTTTACATACGCCTTTCCAATACAAAGTACATTTATATAATCACATTTCCATTTTAAAAGTATCATATTATTTTCCTTTCTTCTGCAAATCGATTACTGCGATTTCTTTCGCATCTTCGGTTACTATTCTTGCTAATGTTTTATCAAATACGATCTTTAATGGCCTGCCAGATTTTTGATTAGCAAATCTTAACTGATGAATAAATTCATTTATATTTCTTTCGTCATATAAAACTGGTATGTTCATTGTTATTATCTCCTTATCAAATTTATTATAATTATTTAATAAAATTGTTAAACTGAAAACAATGTATCGCAGTTAGGACACAATATTTCGCCGGTTGAAATATTAAGATCGCTTGTCCAATTGCATTTAGGACAATTTAAACCTTTAGCTTTAAAATTAAAATCTTTTATTGAACATGTAACTTTTCTATCGCCATTATATAGAAACCATACTTTAACTGCTTTTATGGGCGGTATTATTTGTGTTGTCATAAGTCTAACACAATCTACTACATGCGATAAACAACCATCAATAATTATATTTTGATCAATAACTCCTACTGTTTTATTATATCGATCTTTAAATTCTATTGTCCACATATTAACTACCTCGCTTTCATATTGAGCAGTTTATTCTCATGCTCAGGAGATTTTTGTTATTTGTTTATTTTTGCATGTAATTGTCTGTATTCTTCAGAGCGTTCCATCATTATCGGATGAAAATCTTTAGTGTAAGTAAAATCCGGCTCAGCGATCATTAAAGCATTTAACTGTTGACATATTTCTTTCTGATTATTTGAATGAAAAGCTATAAAACTGAATATATTACCAAGTTCACCATGATAAACATATGTTGTAGCGAATATAAAAGCCGCTTTTTCTGCAATATTGATTTTTGCGTCTGTAGATACTGCTCTGAAATAATTGTCAATATACTCTTTCTGTAATCTGTTTTCGCATCTGTAATTTTTTAACTTGGTTTCCCACTTGTTTAATTCATTCATCTTGATCATCTCCATTTCATTTATTTAACTCTTTATTTTAAAAAAGTAAATAGTTTTTATAAAATAATTTAAAATATTTTTTAAATCAATAAAATCAATACTTTTGAATAGGTTAAACTATTTACTATATAATAAAAGCCTCTTGATTTTTATTTCAAGAGGCTTTTAAATTAATCCATATTAACATATTTTTGTAATTTTATATCCGGCACATACCTACTCATAAATATATAATCATCTATATTAAATAACTCGCTTACCGTACATCGAAATTGATATCCAACATTACTATTGCATATAATATTATAACTTCGATATAAATTTTCTGATCTTCTAGCGTATCCTAATTTAGAGTAATTATTAAAATCAGCTTTAATATCCATTGCTATAAAATCAATAAGGTTATTATCTAATATTTCTTTTATAACTTCCGGCATTGTTCCGTTAGTATCTAATTTTAATTTCTTTTTTGTTTTTGATCGATAATATTTTAGTAATGATATTAATTCTCTTCCATATAAAGTAGGTTCACCACCGGATATCGTTATTGCTGTTGATAAATTATTAATACTATCTTTTATAGTGTTTGCTAATTGATCTGTATTAAATGATTCTAATTCTAGCATTGATTTATAATTATGACAATATCCGCAAGCCATATTACAATATTTAGTAAATAATATTGATGTTATTTCATCTGGGTAATCACTTAATGAACTTTTTTGATAACCAAATAGTTTTAAATTTCTTAATATATTCGGATCTATCATAATACCTCTTATTATAAATTCATTTTATATTCTTTTAAAGCTTCTTGCCATGTTTGAAATTTTCCAAAATGTTTATACATATTACCTTTTGATAATATTGAATTTTTAGGGCGTGGTGCAATATTATCAATACAATCAGACGTTACTGGTATTGCTGCTTTATTAATATTATATATTGTTAATATTTCTTTAGCAAAAGAATACCAACTACAATATCCTTCATTTGTCGCATGATATATTCCATAATATTCAGTTTCAATTAATTTTAATAAAAATACTGCTAAATCTTTTGCATAAGTTGGAGAACCTATTTGATCATTAACTACATTTATAGAATCATTTACGTTAATTTTATTTAATATTTTTTCAATAAAATTATTTCCATGCTTACCAAATAACCATGATGTTCTTACGATATAGCCTTTATGACAGTAAGACATAAATTGTTCACCTATATATTTACTCATACCATACCAATTAATCGGTTTTGGAATATCTGTTTCTAAATATGGACTATTTTTAGTGCCGTCAAAAATATAATCAGTAGATATAAATACTAATTTTATATTATTATCATTGCATATATCAACTAAATATCTAACTGCAAGCCCATTAATATTTAATGCTAAATTGCGATCTAATTCAGCTTTATCTACTTCTGTAAATGCTGCACAATGTATTATAACATCAGGTTTATTATTATTTATATAATTACGCATATTAAAAATATCTAATATATTGAAATCATTAATATCCACACCAATTATATTATTATTAAGTTTTAATATTTCTTGGCCTAACATGCCTTTAGCGCCTGTTACAAGTATTTTCATAATATTATTCCTTTATAAATTCTAATATATCTATCAATGCAAAATCTCTAAATGCTTGTTTATCAATATCCCATGCAGATAGTAAAAATTGTGGTTTTTTATGATATTCTATTGAACCATACCAAATTTCATCAGGATAAATATTTCTTATTGCTATTTCGTTTTTCCAATTTTTATATTTTATTTTAACTGATTTTATTTTATATTCTTCTGCATAATCTTCAAAATGATTTGCTGGAAAACTATATTTTATATTGTTTAAAATTATTTTATTCATGTTCTACCTCCTTTTGATTTTATCTATTTCTTCATTAGTAAAATCTCCAACTAACGTTACTTGTCTTCTTAGTTTATATTCTTTATTTATGATTCTGTTTATTAATGCAGCACGTCTATCTGGTAAGTTTGTTGGAAGAAATAACCAACCACCATCTTTACATTTTTCTAGTGCTGCAAGTTTCATAGCAGTTATTTCATTACTATTAGATATAATACATTTTATCATCTATTCTCCTTTAACTATATAATAAAATCGCTAATACAAAAATTGTAATAACGATTTTATTAAATAATTATAATAAATTTACCTATTATCTTTTAACCATTTGAGATAACTTCCTACACCTGATATTTTACTTATTACTTGACTTTCATTTACTTTCATTAAACATGGAAGTTCATCCACATTGTAATAACAGCTCAAAGCTAATCCTTGATAAGTTTCAGTATCAACTTGTTCTAATTCAATATTCTTTTCTTTTAATATTCTTTTTAAATCATCGCATTTTGGGCAATTAGGTTTGCTGAAAAATAATATCTTATCAGAACCTATTCCGATACTTGTTCTATTACCACTAATATCAACTCTTATTCTATCCCTTAATTCTGCTAATTTACTTTTAGTCCAACCGCTTATCTGGCTGAAATATCCTGTTATTCTTGTAGTATTATAAATGTTTTCAGAGCCACAATAAATACATTTATCTTTTAAACCTTTAAAAGTTTTATGGCAGTCTTTACATACTGTAAAATCAGGGCTATCAGCAGTTTGGACTGCATTAGTATTTTCTAATGTTGTTTTATATAATTTTTTTAATGATTGCCAATTAGGTTCTGATTCTCCGAACCAATTATGTATTATTGCTCCTGCTTTTATCATTGGTGCAAATTTAGATTGTTTTTCTATCCTTGTAAGTATATCTACGTTTGCATTATAAGCTAAATGTATTGAATTAGTATAATAAACTTCTCCGGTTTCAATATTACCTCTAACATAATTTTTTGCTTCTTCAAATTGTTTTAAATCTAGTAAGGCTGCCCTTAAAGATAATCCTTCTGCAGGCGTTTCTTCTAACATAACTTGAAGATTATAATATTTAGCATAAGTATTGATAGTTAAATAAAGATAACTTATTATTTCTAATCCTTTAATTAATGCTTCTTCTTTTTCATGTAATTCAAAGCCTGTTATTATTTTTACTAATTCATTTAGTCCAATCATACCAATTAAAAACTTTGCTTCATCTTTTCTTAAATACGGTTTACCATCAAAACCTTTTGTTAAAAATCCTAAGCATCCATTTTCACCTTTATCAAGTAAATTGCATATATAATCATACTTGATTTTATGGCCTTGCATACAAATATTAACAAGTTTATCAATTTCTTTAAATAATTCATCCATTGATTTACATTTATATCCAATTCTTGGAAGATTGATTGTAATATTCTGCCAAGCACTAAAGCGCATTTCTTCTGGCGATTTTATTAACCTTTCTGTTTCTTCTTTTGTAAGGTTTATACTGAGTCTACAACATTGACTTATCTTAACATCGCTTCCACGGTCATATAAAATATATATTGAACCTCTTTTGCTATTTATTTCACAAGCCATATCCAATAAGCCATCATCAAAACTATCTTTATTTATATGTAATAATATTTTAGGAAAAGGAAAGTTAGCGCCGTTAGCATCACCTTGTGCGACAACTTCAAATATTGCATGTAAAAATAATCGCATCTCATATTCATATTCGCTATAATTTTTACCAGTATATTGACCGCCAGAACCAATAGCAGGAGTATTTTTATAGTGCTCTGGAACTTTAAGATACATATTAAAATCGCTAAATACTACTTGGCCACCACGATTACCAGCTAACTGGGCAAAAGAAAATATAAGGTGTTGTGCTATTTGTTTTACTTCTTCATAAGGCATATTAACAAGTAATGGCGCAAAGAATAAATTAACGCATTCAAAACCTATTGCACCAGCAAATAAACCTTGAAGATAATTAGCAAAACATTGAATATGATTTACTAATGTTTGGGCATGGCTTGCAGGATTGCTATGGCTTACATTCGGTAATTTCAATCCATATTTTTTTATATATTCTATTGAATTACCAGAACAATATGGTCGATTTATAAAATCCAAATCATGCAAGTGGATATCGCCTTTAATATGAGCTTCAGCAATATCTTTATCAAATACTTCTCTTAAAGCGTATTGTTTTAGTATCTGCCCAGCAATAGTTAAATTAATTGATTCAGGACTAAATGAAGTATTGGAATTTTCTTTATTAGCTTCTTCAATAATTTGTTTAATATCAAATATTGGAATTGATAAAGAATTATATTTCAGATATCCTTTACCTAACATTCCAAGAAAATAATTTATAATTGTTCTGATAAATGAAGTACTTACAGAATGAATTTCATTTTTAAGTAAAAAAGATTCTACATTTACCGCTATCGTATTTGCTGTTTCTTCATCGAGATTGATTTCTTTTATTAATGATTTTATAATATATGCTTTGTCGAATATTTCAAAACATTCATCTGAGTTACTTTCTACCATCATCTGAATATTTGTACTATTGGCTTTTGATTTTTTCGTGCGTTTAACTTTGATCGGATTCATAATAAGTCCTTTCTTGATTATAAAATAAGAAAGCATTATAACAGTTTGCTATAATGCTTTTGTCTAAATATATAATTAAATTGTATTAATATTATTTATTAACTATATAATCCAACTCGGAACATTTCTATTTTTCCATTTTAATATATGCCGCTTAGCACCATTGTAATAATTCCTATAAGATTGAACTGGATCATCAACTTTATATTCATCAGGCATGGCTAAGTGAAACGGTGTTCTCTCTTTATAATGTGTTATAAAAGGAGCATTCCATAATAGGGTTTAAGTCTAAAACAAATATATTCATGTTTATTCCTTTTTATTATTTAATAAAATTGAATGATTATCAAATTCAATTTTATTAAATAATTATAATAAATTTATTTTATCATTTTTTATCTTGACCAGTATAAAGTTTCTGATATTGATTTTGCTTCTTGTAATGCCCATTTATCTAATACGCAACCGCACTGCTTCGGGCTGAAAGGATGTTTATACAATATTGTTTCAGCGTTTAACCATAATGTTAATTGATTCTTTAATGATTGCTTAAACGGGCTTCTGCAATTGGTATTGAGTAGCTTTATACAAGCATATCTCATATATTCTTCAAGTGAATTTAATCTTTCATACCACTGCTTTGGCCATTCATATTTAGCACCAAAACCGAAGTACCATTTAAAATAAACGATGTTATGTATATAGTAATTAACATCACACCAATCCGGCAAAATGTGTTCTTGAACTTCGTATTTATTTACGGTTACAGGCTCCCACATATCACTTGAATATAATGCTGTTGTTTTTTCAGTTAATAATTTTTCATCCATTTCAGGATTATATTCTCTTACCGGGCTTTTTGTCGTATATTGAAATTCTCCGAAATGCTCTGCTAATAATTTTATTTTTTTCATGGGTAATCACTCCTTTTATATTATTTAATAAAATTGAATGATTATCAAATTCAATTTTACCTCACTCCTTTTTAATTTGTTTTTATTTATTTATCTTATATTTTTATTATAACATATTATTTTAAAAAAGTAAATAGTTTTTTAAAAATATTTTAAAATAAAATAAAAAAGCCTTGAAAGATTACTCTAACAAGGCTTTTAAAGGAAAAATAAATTTAAAAAGTTATTTCTTTTTGGGATTAACTTTTTTAACTTCTTTTTTCGCTGGTGTTTTTGCTGCGCATGTTGCCATATTGATTTCATCTCCTTTATTATGCCAATGATATCCATATTCTTTATGTTGTAATTCATTGTTATTTTTATCTAACAATATTACTTTAACGTAGCATGCGCCATTAATATCTTTAGCAACATCTCTAAGTTGATTTCCATGATGTCTAAAAGATGCCATAAGATGTTTAATTTCTACCGGAGTTTCTTTACCTACTAAATTTTTATACATATTGATTTCACCTCCTTTTCTTTTCTCTTAACATTCTTTCTGCTCGCGTATTAAGGCTTTCAAGAATATTAATATATTTTTCATCTTCATAAATATTATCAAAACAAAAAACATTTTTAAGCATTTGTATTAATGCTCTGCAATCACAGATAATAGTTAATAATATCTTTTTAAATAAAGGATCGTGTACTGGTATATTATTTTTTATTTCTGAAAATGATTGTCGCATCAACCATATTCTATGCTTAAGATAAAATCTTAAATTAGTATTCGTAATAAGCTCCATACTATTTATCTCCTTTATCAATTTTATTAAATAATTATAATAAATTTATATTCCTGTGCTTCCATTCCCATTATGTAAATCATGCTGTTCTACGATTCCATTAACAATTTCCAATACTTCTTTCTTTATAAAAACCAACTGTGCGATTCTGACTCCTTTTGGAATTGTTACATTCTTATTTGTAAGATTGATAACAGGCAACCAATGTTCAGAACAGAAATCGGTATCAATCAGACCAATAGAATTACTTTGTAAAAGTCCATATTTTTTAAATGTGCTTCCTCTTGGAATTAATAATGCGCCGTAACCTTCAGGATATTTAACTTTGATATTCATTGGTATCATTGTTTGATGATATTTATTATATTGGGTATTTAATGCCTTAATTTCTTTATCTATAATATGCCAGTCTTTTTCTGCTTTCATATTGCCTTCATATATATCTTTTATTTTATGGAATAAAAAATGTAATATGTTTTCTGATTGTTTAAAGTAGTTATTACAAGGTATTTCTATTTCTTCTCTTGTTATAAGATCAATTGCCATACTTCCATTAGTAGCATATTTTGCTTCTAATTCTGGATTGATATTTTCTATTATTATTTTTGGAACTATTTCTGGATATGCTGTTTTAGCTGGTATTAAATTTTCATCGTCATAATAATCTTCATCTATAACTTTTTCAGGTACTTCATTATTATTAATCAAATTATTTATTACATTATTAACAATATTTATTTTTTCTTCTTCAGAAAATTCATTATCATTTTTTGGATGTGTTATTTCGATTTCTGTTTTTAAACATTCTAATTCTTCTTGTATATTTTCATTTTTATTTCCTAACAGTTCATCTAATTCTTTATCAATTTCTTTTTGCATTTCTTCTGTTGGTTTTTCTTTATTAATGTGCGTTGTAATTTCCTGTTTCTCAAAAACATTTCTTTTCTTTCTTCCCATTTTATAGTACCGTCCTTTTCTTTTGCATTCTTATTGAGTTCATATCTATGTAAATCCTATTCCCTTTTCTGATAGATTTTATTTTTCCGTTTAGCGTCGATTGATAGACTTTAGAATAATTCAATCTATTTTCTCTAACATAATCTATCAATGGAACAAAACTACTTTCTATAGTACCATTTTCTATATTCTTCTTTACAGATTTCTTTTTCATTATTTTTCCTCGTTATTATATAAAATATTAATCCAACAAGTATTATACTATATAATAAACTCATGCTGAAACTCCTTTAATATAATTCAAAATCATCTGGTCTAACTCTATTAGATAATATCATTTTTATATCTTTTAAAATTAATACTTTAAATTCTACATCTTTCACAGCAATTATTGATGTAGGATTAACAACTATCACTGATGGTCGATGCTCATATTTAGCTTGGAAATTTACTATCTTCACTTTTAACTTTTCTACCATGCTATTGAACATTTATTTGACATCCTTTCCAACGATTTTCAAATATTTCTTTAGATTTTCTTATGATACTCATTCTTTCTTCGCGATTAATTTTACTCCCTTGAAATTTATGCCTAATATATAAGTTATCAAGATTTATTATTCTACAATCGTCTTTATATTTGCTATGCAATTTCATACATAAATCAAAATCTTCAAAATACATAAAATAATCTTCATCAAAATAATTAACAGATTTTAAAGTATCATTTCTTATCGCTAAAAATCCTCCGCTAATATATAAACATTGTCCTGAAGTTCCTTTTTCTATATGATTTAGCGTTGCTCTATCTCGATGTTTATTTATATTACCTACAACACCTTGAGTTCTAATATTATTATCATAATCTTTATGTGTAGCGCCTAACGCTGTTGCTGAAAATTTATATTTTGTAAGATAACTATAAATTTCTGATAATATATTATCACTTATTAATGCAATATCAGGATTCATAAATAATATGACTTCAGCATTGGATTGTTTTGCATAATAATTACATGCCTTTCCAAAACCGATATTATTTATATTTTTAAAGTATTGAAAACTGAAATTTAATTTAGGTGGAATATATTTTTTTAATAATTCAACTGTATTATCAGTTGAATTATTATCAAATACTTTAACAGTTATTTTACAAGGTATTATTTGATTTGATATTGAATCTAAACATTGTCGAATCGTGTCTTCATTGTTATAAGTAACAATTATAATGTCTAACAATTTAAAGAACCTCCATATAATTTTGATTTGTAAAAGAATTTATTAACTTATATGTTGTATTATCATTTATTTATCATAATTAGTATGATGTGTTTAATATGTTTATTGGCCCACATATTAATAAATATTTTGATATTTTATTAATAGTCCGAAAAATAAAACATCTAAATAACCACACCATATTTAAAATCTGAAAAGCCAGACTCGAACTGGCGATCTCATGCTCCCAAGGCATGCGCTTTACCAACTAAGCTATTTTCAGAAGATAGGTCTGATAAATAGTAGCAATATTTATCAGTAAATATTAATAATGTCATATCAAATGATATTAAATCATCGAGGTGTAATATAACAATATTAATAACCCTATTTTTAAAACTACGGAGATAGGATTTGAACCTATATATTATCTCATCCAAAGTGAGATGCCTTACCAGTTTGGCCACTCCGTAATAAATTTTATTAAATAATTATAATAAATTTATATCAAAATATATTTCTTGTTGAAAAGGTTGTTAATCTTTATTAATGCTTTATCTTCTAATTCTTTTGCTATATTTTTTATTGATTTATTATAATTAATATCGAGCATTGTTAATGTATTAATTAAAGTATTTTTCATTTCTGTTGTTATTGGCTGAATAAGATTATCAATTTCTTCTCTTATCATTAATTTTATTATTTGTTCTGTAAGTTCAGCATCTTTTGTTTTTAAATTGATATCTGGAATATTTTGTTTTACCAATTCATATAATTTATATAATAATTTAAAGTTGATTTCTGGTGAAATTATATTTTTTATATATGTTAATGCTTCCTTTTTATATTCCTTAAACTTTTCTATTGCAAATTCATCAGAGCTAAAATATGGAATATTGATAGGATTATATTTCATTGCTTCATTTCTAAGTTTTAACAATTTCATATAATCATTATAATTCGGATTTAATTCCGGCTGCGATAGATTATTTTTTAGTAATAAATAGAAATTATCTAATCGATTATCATATTTAACTTTTATTATCGGTTTGTTATTAATATCTTTTTTAATTGCCTGTAAAATATTGTTTGCAGATAGTAATGATATCGTGTCAAAACTTTCTTTTATTAATCTATTTGGTATTATTTCATATCTTGTTTTTGGTAATTCTCTTAATGATGTTTCTTGATTTTTAGATAGCTTGATTTCTGGAATATCTGCTATTAAATGTTTTGCTATCATTAATTGATTTATATTATTCGGAATCCTGCTGATATTCGATGTTATTATTTTGATTAAGTTTGTTAATAATAACTGATTAGTATTTTGTTTTTCTTGTATTAATATTTTAGGTTCTGGCCTTTGATAGTTTGCGTAAAATTCGTAATCTTTATTTATTTCAAATAAATTCATTAATAAATAACACCTTCTTCATGTTCCAATTCTGGAATATCACCGGATAAAGTATAATCTTTATATCTTTGTAAAAAATGATTTGTTATTAATTTAAACGCTGCATTATCATTTTTTAATAAATCTTTTTCAATAGTCGGGCCGGTTGGTGTTAGCATTAAACCATCATTATAATCTTCAAGGTAATTGGCTATGTTTGTTATTTCAATAATATCTTGTTGCGTTCCTGTTAAGCTTCCTTTATCCCACGTGATTGATTTATTTTTAAATTCAACAGTAAACATTATAAATCAGCCCCAGCAATAAGCCCTAAAACGAAATGCCTCGTTTCAGGATCTAAGGTATCTATACCCCACTCATCAATATCTAATAATATACTTGGTAAAACCATCGATATAATTTCAAACGCACTGCCTCCATAATCTTTTCCCATATATAAATTTAACCATTTATCTTTTTTAGCAAACTCACCTTTATAATTTTCATAGCCTTTAACTGTTTGCATACCTTTTAATTTATCGCCTACTGTGCGTTTATCATAATATTCTTTTTCAAGTTTTCTAAAATTTTTACTTAAATTTTCAATATGATGACCAAATTCGTGTATTATTGTAGCTGTTGCGCTGCCATCGGAAGCATCAAAATTAATAGTATTACTTAAATAATTTGCGCGGCCTTTTTTTTGTTGTATAGTAATCGGAAAAATTGATGATAATTCTAACAATCTTGTCGGAATATATTTTGAGGCTTCATTAAAAAGTTTAACATTTTTTGCTATTGATGTCGCAGAAAACTTTTGTTTTATCTTACCATTATTATCACCAAAATCAACAAAATCTTTTAATGCTTCTTTTAATATTGGAAAATGATTATCTAAAATTAATTTATAGCTGTCTGCAATTTCTTTTTGTGCAGCTTTATCTATTGCATTATATTCTTGTTTTTTAATATCGATTTTTGCATTATACATTTTAGTTAAATCTTTTAAATCTTCGGTTATTTTATCTTTCTCATTAATTATTTTTATCCTTTCATCTGCATTTTTTTCATAAATTAATTGCGAAGATAGCCTACTTAGTTGTTTATAATAATTAGCTGCTTGAGCGTCAAAGTCTTTTTTGATATCCTTTATAACATTATTTAATTCTGTGCGTAAATCTTTATCTTTAGCTTTTAATGTTTTTATTGTATTTTTTGCTTTAGATATCTGCGGATTATTACTAAAAACATCTTTAATAATATCGTCAATCTTTTGTCCTATTTTAATCGCATCATCAGCAGTATTAATTTTTTTACTTATTAAATCTTTTACCTCTTCAACACGCTTATCAACTTTCGGAGCTTCCGGTTCTTTAATTACTTGCTGTGTTTCATTTAATACTTGTTCAATATCTTCTTTCTGATACTTTAAAAATGCTTCTTGCTTTTTCATTAAAGGCTCAATCTTTTCTTGATAGTCTTTTGTCTTGTAAGTATTTTTATCTATCAATTTATCTGCTGGTATCTTCTCATTGAAAAATATAGGCTCTAAAACTGATCGACAATTATAATGTAATGGCGGTAAAAATCGTAATACTTCATCTTTACTGATAATCTTTCCATCTAATCGTTCACATATATCTGATGTTCTGCTGTCATTAACGGCGTTAAATCTGAAAGCTACAATAGTTTCATCATCTAACATATCTGTTATAGCACCCATCGAATAGGACGCATGGAGCGCTGTCCTTGCTAATGTATTAGCAATTGTTTTAGATTTAATACTACTATCTTTTTTCCTTAAATTTTCTGCTATCTGTTTTGATGATAATCCTGCCTTAATACCATCATCAATTTCATTAGCATATTTTTTAACTAAACTTCCGACTAATGATTTTGTAATATCTTTTTTTGCTTTGTTGATATAATTAACTGTACTTTTTGGTATAAAATCTTCAGCCATGATTAATACCTGCCTTTAATGTTTTAATAAAATTCAATAAATTTTATTAAAAAAATCCTTATTATTATATAATAAAATAAGCTTACTGAATTAAATCAATAAGCTTATTGTAATTTTAATTTACATTATTTTTAAATTTTTCCTAGGGATTTTTGTTTTCGTACTACTATGTACTACTAATTTTATTAAATAATTATAATAAATTTACTTTTTTGACTTATACCCTAGTTCATATCTTTTCATTAGTATATCTTCAATATCATCTTGTAAATCCTTAACACCATTATTTTCTATTATCTTCTGCATCTCATCGAAGTCATTTGTTTGAAATGCTTTTATCAGTTTTTCATATTCTGTTTCATCTAATTCTGGTAATCCTTTTGTTATCTTTTCAGATATATTACTTTCTGCTTTTATCATCTCCTGTAATTTAGCGTCGTTAACGCTGAAAAATAATGGTTTGTTCTTATCATCTGCTAATGTTTCAGATTTTGGCAATTCATATTTCTCCCTTACGAAATCGAAGTCTGCTTTGTTCTGTGGACTCATGTAACCTGCTGTTGTCAATTGAGTATATACTCCAGCTAACTTATCAAGCTCATCATTATTCAATCCTACTAATTTAAGTTTAGGGTATTTGTCTGTTCGATAATTAATATTTACTAAACGTTTTATTACTTGATTATCAACATCTTCCATTGCATCATTCATAAATTTTTGAAGTACCATATAAAACATGTCAAATTGGCTTAAACCTAAGTTATATGTACCGGAAGTGGTGTTAGTGAAGCCTAATTGATCAGGCATTAATAATCCTCTAGTTATCATCTTATCAAATCTATCTAATGCTTGTTCATACCCTTGTGGTGCTTCAAAAGATATTTTATCAATTCTTATTTTTCCATCAGGAAGTTTAAATGATGTTCCTTTAAGTAGATATGTAAGTATTGTTTTTAAATCTGCTGTTTCCTGAGTTGATAATTGACCTGTATAATATGCTATTAATAATGGTGTTCCATATCTTTCAAGATGAATAGCATAGAATTTTAAAGTAACATCTTTACACCACCACGGGCGATATACTGCTCGTAAATCTGCATTACCATAATGATTGTCAAATTGCTTATTGAAAGTATGTATTAAGAATTTTGATGCTGGTAAATCTTGACTATATATCCCATTACCTTTAAATTGTCTTAAATAAAGTATATCACCTAAAGCATCAGTTTTAAAATCAAATCCATGTGGAGGTCTTGTTTTAATATTACTTAATCCTATCTTACCTTTAAAATCTTGATTTTCATCAATATATGATAACAATAATTCTGATACTGAATATCCATAATCCATTGCTGAAAGAACGGATTCTAAACATCTTTTAAATGGAGTTTTTAATCGAGTAAATAAATTGTATTCAACAAAATCTTTTATCTCGATATCAATTCTATCTGATGATGCTGGTTCTACTGATATATTGTTAGCTAGCATTAATGTTTTCTTTAACAATAATGCTATCTTAACACACTCATCATCTTTCATTTGGTCATAGATATATAAACCTTTCTTCATTATTAGATCATCAGGATTATACGGATTGATTCCTAATTGAGAAGGTAATATATTGTATGACATTTCATTTAAAACATCTAACTTATCAAGTTTAATTGGTTCTGGTTTAATATAGTTTTTAGGCATACTTACTTCACTCCTTTTGAAAAGTTAATAAAATTAATTATATTTAATTTTATTAAAATTTTCATAATAATATAAAATATAAAAGCCTCTAACTGATAGTATTATATCAGTTAAAGGCTTTTTACTAAAGGAGTGAGTTTATGATTTTGAGTGGTTCATAATATATAATTAAATACTACATAATTATTTCGTTTTATCAGTAAAATACTTTTTAATTTTAGTTATTATTGATGATTTTAATCTACCACCACCACTAATTGACGCTTCTCTTCCGTTACTTAAATAAAATATGATTTCTGATTTAAATATTTTACCATCTTCTGTTTTGCTTTCTATTACTTCAAAATCTGTTACTTGATCTATATTAATATATCTTTCACCTTCCGGCGATGAAACACTTAATATCATTACTTATTCTCCTTTATTATTTTATAGTATATCTATCTACAGTTCTAAGTAAAGTTTCTATTGCTTTGCTTTCTGTTGACATTTTTGATATTTCTTCATCAAGAGTTAACTTTTTCATCTCAAGTGCGTATGCTTTTTTATTTAATTTTACTAAATATTCTCTTAGCGGCAATAAACCAGAAAGGAAAGTGAACATTTATATCTTCAACTTTATTATCTTCAATTTCTATTGGTAAACCAATATCAAGATACGTTTGTTTTATTATTTCGGAATTATCCGGAACATCAATATATGGTGTTTCCATTGAATTTTCTGGCACATAAATATACAATTCTGGATATGTTTTTTGTAATTCCTTTATTTTATCTTTTGTTTTCTGCACATCATCAAAAGTATCATAAAGATGTTGTCTAAAAAATTCACAAGTAAATATATCATCTGATAACACGCTATGCAGCATATCATTAATACTATTTAAATAACGACTATTTATATATTTAGTATCATTATTTATTATAATCTTATTATCCAAAATAGTAACAAATATTCTTCTTTTTCTCATATTAATCATCTCCCATTATCCTTTTATTTATATAATAAAATAACCTATCATTTCTGATAGGTTATTATCGATTTTATTAAATAATTATAATAAATTTACTGTTTCTTCGGCCTGCCTCTTTTACTTGTTATCATGTTACTTGGTTCTGGATTATCTAATTTCTTAGCATTTGGCTTTTTAAATTTTAAAGGTTCAATATATTCGATATTAGGCTCAGATACTTTCTGATTTGTTTTAACTACCATTGTATTTTCAATAGTTGAAACTTCAGTTTTAGGTTCTATCATTGTTTTATGTTTAGCTTTCTCTTTAACCATTTTATTAATACAATCTTCGCATAATCCGGTATAATCGAATTTTGCGAATAATTGGTTAGTATCTTTATGACAACGGCTGCAAGTATAATTGTTATCTCTCATCTTCTTTAGATTATTAGTCTTAATAAATTCCTTAATATCGTTTTCTGATCTCTTTGTTATCTCTGCTATTAATTTAACATTGAAATTGTTTTCATATATAGTCCGTAGAAGTTTATTTTTTTGAGTTCTTAATTCTTTTGTTACTTCCATATCACATTGAAGGCAATATCCTTTAGTTGTTAAAGCTGATAAATCCTTATTACATTTTCCGCAATTTGCCATTTGATTTTACTCCTTATACTTTTAATTTTAATAAAAACAAATTTAATAATTTATTTTATTAAAACGGTATTTTATATATTTATATTTTATATATTTATATTTTATAAAATAAATTATAATAAATTTATTGGTTATATTCCTTGCCCGTAAATTTTTCACCAACATAGCACCAACCTCTTTTACAAATTTCGCAGCAAGGGCTAAAATTTTCGCAGTCGCCGCAGATTTTCATTCGCAATCTCCTTTCCAACTTATCAGCAATATGCAACACAAATACGCCATTTTATAATCGTGCTGAAACACGGCCACGGTATTCAGTAGTGCAAGGCCCAACACGCAAACAATGTTTATAAATGTTTTCCAAGTTCTATTCATCGCGGGCCTCCTGTTCGCTTATTTTGTGTTTTCTCCCGCAAATTTCATTCATATTACATCCCGTGCAAGGCGCTTTGCCGTCCCTGACCATTAGCATTATTAATTGACCCGGCAACTGGCACTTTTCAGTCGGCACATATCCTTGACGATAACATAAGGTTGTTAAAAAATCTGGTTTCATTTCCCCACCTCGCTTTTGCGCTGGCCAAATGAACAAAACTTAAGATAATAAAACTTAAACGGGCCTTCCATTTTCGGTGTGCTTTCCTGAAAAATAACAGCCGCTTTGCATTGGTTTTTATATATGCAACCTTCGCAATAAATAACCTCCGGCCTCTTTTCCAACTCTGCCTTGATAACTTCGTTAATTCGCTTGTATTCGCTAACAAGAGTGCGAAGCTCTTCAATTTTAGCGTCTTTCCGCTCAATCTCTGCGGCCATGCGCTCGGCAGAAGAAAGAATAATATTAATAGGGTTATACTTTGGAGATTGGCAACATTGACCCTTTGGCACTATTAAATTGGACTGCTCTTTTATTATCTCAAGGTCTTTGTTCATATCCAATTCGTCTCCTTTTCAATTATGTTATCGCGCGGGTTGTCGCGCACCGTGGTATCTTCCTCGTCCGAAGGGCCGTCGTAGTAAATGCAATCGCTCGCATCTGCATCCAGCTCATAAAAGCCTTGCTGAACATCACAATAACCATGCTTGCCACAATCACAATAAGTAATTAACACGCATTTACCGCAGGTTTTCATTCGAATGCTCCTTTCTCGATCAACGATATTCCGTATTCTATTATTCGTTTTTGCATTTCTGCGGCGGCGTATGCGGCGTATGCGGCGGCTGCGGTTTTAAGTCTTAAATATTCTTTTGCCGCCTCGATTGCTTTTCTCGGTCTATCGTCGGTCGGATATTTCTTTTCGTATATATTGATAACCTGTTCTGCCGCAAATATCGCATACATTATTTTCTGCTCATGCGTCATGTGCCTTACGATAAGCCAGTTAGCCCAGTTGTTATGCCCGTCATTCTGTAATGCGCGTAATACCTCTGCGAGATTGTTTTTGCCCTTTTTAAAATTCTTACGACACCATTCGTAACCGGGTTCGCAGGGACTTAATTTTCTTAATGATTTCAGGGTTATATTCATTATCTTACACCCCCAGGAACAGGCCGTCGATGATCGCTTGAACTTTGTCGAAGGCGTTGGCTTTCATCAGTTCCTTGATTTCCTTGAGTTTGTCGTAGTAGTAGGATTTCATGCTCTGGTCTTCGATGAGTGATTTGAGATCGTTCACGTTGATTTTAACTTCCATAATGTTCACTTTCCTTTCTGGTTTATTGCCGCTAACTGCGCGGTGAGGGTTTTCATTGTTTCTGCTTCCTTGTCAAAGTCGTCGAGGGCCTTGTTTAACTTATTTAACGACTGCATTAATCTGTTCGTCATGGCGCGGCCTCCTTTAAACTTTAATGCCCGTAATTTCAAAAAATTTGTCAGCGTCAAAATTAGGCATCGACATTATAATTTTTCTTTGTCCTTTAGGCGTATCGGCCCACCAGCGTGCACAAGTTGCTTTGTAGTCATTTGTTTTTAAATAACCGCCAATTAATTCTTTGGCTTTGTCTTGTTTCTTTTCTTCGTCTGTATATTCAATCCATTCCGTTAAAGGAAAGTTTGCGTAAGTTAAGGCATCCCAATACTTTGAATTTAAAAATTCGGAGGGCGTCATATCTGATAACACATCAAAAATAAAGACTTTGTTTTCTTTTGTGTTCATGTATCCGCTGTTCCCGTCGCCGCTATGTCTGCGCCGCCGATGTTTTTACTTTCGGCCGGATGTGTAACAACTTCTTCTGTTGCTAAATGTAATACACAACAACCTGGAATATTATTAGGGCATGGAATAGTTTTGATATTGTCCATAATATCAATCTCCTTTTTCGTTTATTTTATTTTATTTTTACATTCTTCACATCTGAGTAATCTTAAATTATCATCTAAATCTAATTGAACGAATTTATAATTATTTTTATCTATAAATAATGCGCAATGAAATACTTGACCAAAATTAGTTCTACAAACATAAAAACATTTACCACAATGTTCATCGGTACAATCAATATCAATAGTTATATGTTTCATTTTATATTCTCCTCTGCCCGTTTTAATAATTCTTCATATAATTCTTTCGTCAATGCTTTTTGATTTTCCTCTATAAATATAAATTTCTTATTTTTATTTTGTTCGCTATTAAAGCTAGCATCATCTATAAAACAAACATATTCTGTTCGTCCTATTGGTTTCATAATATCAATCTCCTTTATTTCGTTTATTTATATAATAAAAATCGCTATTACAATTTATTTGTAATAGCGATTTTATTAAATAATTATAATAAATTTACTTTTTATTTTACCAACTATCGAAATTTTCGATAGTGCCGATATTAAAATTATTATTTATTGTTGGTGTTATTTCTTGTTCTATTAACTGTCCAGAATAGTTATTATTAATAAAATATTCGTTAATTTGTCCTGTAATACTTGAAACACAATCTGCTAAATCTTTACTTCCATTAGGCTCATGCTCTATTTTGCCTGTATTTGTTTCCTCTAATCCTTTTAATTCTAAATCTATAGTTTCATTATCAATACAATACAATCGTTCTTGATGAATTGAATGTTGTAAATCAGAATAATCTGAACATGGAACTCTATCTTGAGAACGATATTCTGTTTTTATTCCTAACTTCGCTATGCGTTGTAATAAATATGTCGATTGGAAGCGATCATACCCTACATTATTAAAATGTAATCCTAAATTCTTTAATCTTAAAAACAATTCATATATTTTATCTATATCAATTTTACTATACTTTGGTGGAACTACTGTTAATAAAAAGTCAATTGCTGTTATTGGTAATTCAACTGTTATTAATTCTCCATTTTCTTGTTTTGTGATACTTTTACTTCCATACAAAAATCCGCAGCCTACACCTAAATAATCTCCAGACTCAGCCATATCTATATGTGCAAATCGTGGTTTATTTATATTTATTATCTTGCTTTTATCAAATACAATATCTGATACACTGAAATCAACTTTATTTTTATTAACAAAAGGCCGTATCAGTTTATTAAATATTAAAGGTATTTTCATATTGTTTATGAATTTACCTTTACTGAAAAATGTTTCACCTGCTAAATCACACATCGCACCAGCAAAATCAGTTTCAAAATCTGTTTTAAATATTGTAGGTATTTGTATTATTTTTGCATAATCATCTTTATTATCTGTAGGTGTTAAAATCTGACTTATTCTTGTTTTATTATGATTAACTCCAACTTCAAATTTAGGACTATCTTTAAATTTAGGATTAGTATCCCATGAAGCATATCTTAATACAAATACTGATTTATCATTTCTTTTATTAACATCTTCAATTCTTGTATTAACAAAATCTTTTTCATGTTTTTGAGAACTTATTATAAAAAACTTTCCAGGTAATGTTCCGTGATTAGTTCCATAAGTATTTTTCATTCTACGTAATACTGAATTATATAATGTTAGTGCTGCATTATATTGATTGTCCTGTTGTCCATGTCCTCTTGATCTTTTACTATTTTTTATATCTGGAAGAAAGTTTGCTTCATCAAGAAAACCTGCTATTGTATTTTGACCAAAGGCTGATAATTCAGTTGAGTTACCTGATACAAAAACTAATTTACCTCTTGCAGGCTCATTACTTCCTAAATTAAATATAACTCTTGATTCTAAATCTTTCTTTACTCGATAAGTATTAAAGAATGGGCTATTATCACAAACTCGTTTAACGCCATCAAAAAATTCTGATTTTGCTTTTGTAGCATTAATACTAAATACTGCTACATAAATATCAGTTGATGTTGATATTTTAAAATATTCTTGTGGTTTCTTTAATGCTAATATATCATAAAGCATTTTAAGGCATGAATTTTCTGCAAAATAATTTTTACCCCATCTTTGAGAACCTGCTAAAATAACTTCTATAATTCCATAAGTAGTAAATAATCTTGCAAAATCATCTTTTAATTTTGGATACATTTGCATTCCAAAATCACCTGTATATATTGGATCTTCTAAAAATTCTTTTGGCGTTACTAATGGAAACTTATAATCATCAGCATATAAATCATTTACTAAACTCATATCACCTTTATCAATAAGGCGCATCATTTCTTTCATATATTCACGTTCAAAAGCATTAAGACTATCTAAATCTATTGTCATGTGTATTCCTTATTTCTTTAATTGATCTTCTCTATTTTGTAAATATTGCATTGTTAATAATTTAAGTTTTTCTTTCGTTTCCGTTGGAAGAGTTATCTCACCTTTAACTGTATTTGATGTTATATTATTAGTTACGCTAAAGTTTATTACTTCATTTTTATTTGTCAAAGAATCTAAAATCGAGCTAAAAGTCATAAGTAATTTCGTTGTCTTGTCTAATAAATCATTGCTATCAATATTGAAAGTATTTAATCTTTTATCTGATAGTAACTCCGTGAGGCAACGGTCGATTAAGCGATAAACCCGTTCAAGGAGTGTCATTTTTTGTTTTAATGCTATTAGTAACAAGGTGTTGAGCTTTACATCTTCTGATTGAAGATACATATTGATAACGTTTTTTGCGCGGTTGAAAATGTCAGATATATCCATTGAGTCATTATCGAGCGATGATATTTCTTCTACAAGTTTTTTTGCATCTCGACGTGCCTCGGCGGGCGTTTTAAATTTTTTTGAAATATCCAATATAATCACAAACCTTTCGGAGTAAATTTATTATAATTATTTAATAAAATCACATTAAAATCTGTTCTAGCTTCTTTCTTTGTTCTTCTAATCGATCTGAATATTTTTTAAGATTACCATAAATAATTTTTATATTTGTTTGTGAGCAGAAGAATATTTTAGCGGCCTCATTATAAATATCTGTCATTGATTTATTTTCTTGTTTATGCTTTTCAATGTAGCTGTATATTCTAAAATCTCTACCACAATTTTTTATATCTGCTATTGATGGAATATTGATTGATGTTCCGCCGAATATTAAAATGAATTTCTTTAACTGCTCAGTATCTAATATTTCCATAAGGTCTAAGAATGTCGTATCACATAAATATAAATATAATATATCTGATTTGTCTATGTTCAAGTTATTACTCCTTATTTTAAATGGTCAAATATTTTAAAATAAATATCATTTAATTCTTTTTCTTCTTGACATAATTTATTTAATCTTATGTTTTAACTAATATTTCATAAGTGTTTTTTCCTAAAGTTATTTCTTCAGTTTCACAACTAACTTCTTTCCAATTTACTATATAATTATTATCTAATTCTTTTGTCGTAATTAATTCATAAATAAGTATTGCACCTAAAGTAATGACCGCTGCCAATAATCCATATAAAAATTTTATAAAAGCATCTACACTCTCATCAATCATATTATTTTCCTTCCTTCATTAAATATTCATATAATCCTTCTTTATATAAATACAATCGTAACCTAACTAAAAAATAATTACATATTGTATTGAATATATGTCCTTGATGTAATTGAGTATTAGCATATTTTCTTATGTTTAATTGGTGCATATATCGTTTATAAGCGTTAAATAATTTTCCACGCCGCTCGTTGCCTATCTCACATAAATATAAATTATAAGCTAATAAATCGATTATATGTGGCAAATCATAAATTTCATATCTTGATAATTTTAAAAAATGATTTTTTAAAAAACACATAATATCTAATGCTTTTTGATTGCCATAAAATCTATCCACTGGCATATTTCTTATATAATCAAACATATTATCTACATAGTTTTTACATATAACTGTATTTTCACATGGTTTGTAATTTTCATATTGTTTATTATTATAATAATCTGGAGCGTCCATTGATACTTTTGATTGTTCCCATCTAACTTTTTCAATTCTTTTTGGAAATTTAGTGTCAAGTAATTGAAGTATTGAAGTAAGAATAAAATACTTTTGATCAATATTTTTATAGTTATATCGATAATAATATACCTTACATAATCCAATATAAACATCTTGACAAACATCTACATAATCAATATGTGGAGTCATATATCTGCGATAATTTTTTGTAATAGCGCATATAAGTTTGTAATATTGTTCATAAATATATAAGTTACACTGTACCTTTTCTTCTGGTGATATTATATCTGGCGTTTTAGAATAATGTTTTGTCATTTAAAATATACTCTTCTTTTTTGGTATTGCTTTTTGTATTTCAACTTTATTTATTAATTTATTTGAATTACTCAATATCCATTTAATATTTGTTTCATTATATTGTGATACTACCCATACAAACCAAGCATAAGCAATGGCACTATCATTTTTATTTTTAAAATCACCATTCATAGCACATTGTTTTCTATTTGAATAAACATATACTGTTTTTGGGGGATAATTTTTAAATAAATTATATCTGTCTTGCCCTTCTAAAAAAGTTAATTTTAAAAACATAGCTAACTTTTTTCCAGGTTGTAATAAATATAATGCTTTTTCAACAAATTCTTTTGCATATTTATATGGTGGGTTTGTTATTATATTGTCAGCTAAAGATACACCATTAAATTTTAAAAAATCTATATTGCCTTTACCATATTTACGATTAATTAAGTCAGTTGATATTACTTTGTAATTATAATCTTCTAATCTTTTTGATAAATGTCCTTCACCACAAGCACATTCCCAAATACTACCTTCAAATTTTTCAAATAATAATAAATCATCTATTGCCGATGGATGTGTTGCGTAATAATCATTCTGTTCCCTATCTATAACTGAATGGTTAGACGCACCTAAAATAGAGTACGCTGTTTTGCTGTTACCTGTCCAGTCTTTCATAAAATATTCCTTTTAAAATATGCTCTTCTTTTTTGGTATTGCTTTTTGTATTTCAACTCTTTTAACTTCGCTTGCTGATTTATGATTAGTACAATCTGGAATATCTTTTGCTTTTTCTTCATTTCTTAATTTAGCAAACCTATCGATAGTTCCTTTATTAATTAATGACTTATCATATACTGGTCGGTTTTCTTCATATATTTCTCTATCAAACGAAAATGTTATCGCATCATTGCTTGGAACTACTCTAAGAACATTTCCTGTAATTACAAAACTAACAATATTAGGAACAAATAAAGTATCATCCATTTTTGGAATAAGAATTTTATTATCGATGAGAAGTTTTATTAGTTTTTTTCCTTCGATATTTATTTCCATTATTTCTTTCCTTTCTTTTTAGCAATCTTCTTTTTTAAATAAAATCCTTTACTTAAATATAATGCTCCTAAAAAGGCATCACATACATCGTTATCACAATAATTAAAATCTATACCATAAATTCTTTTTATATAATCAACTATTACAATCTTTTTTGCATAATCAAATTCTGATATCCTACTGCCTTTGATACTGATATTACCTTTCTTCGATATCTTTACTTTTCTATGCTTTCGAGTATCTATTACTTCGCCATCTATTATTCGATAATAACTTGTATCAAAATCAATATGTTTAAATCTATTGAAATAATGATTTTCATCTTTTAAATAATCTTCATAGTTATTATATTTTACTTTTTTTGCTTTCTTTATTTTTTTATAAAACTGCTTTTCTGATAATACTTTTTCAATATTTAATCCAAAATGTTTTCGTATTGTACTTGCGTTTGCAAATATTGGCGTTTCTTTATTATAATTATAACATATTAATTCTGCTATTGCTTGTAACTTAGATAATTTTTTGTACGATTTTACAGATTGGCTGAATATATCTTCAACTCCTATAACATCAGGATTAGTCTTAAATACAACATCTTTTATCCAATGGTATAATTTATATAAAGACTCACCGAATATGTCAGAAATCATCGTCCGTGAGTTATACGATGTGATTTTACCATCAACTATTAAAGCATACGCGGAACATTTCTCACTTAAATCGAAAAATAAATATCGCATTTAATTATTCCTTTAAATATAATTTATATTATATAATAAAATAGCCTATCAGATTTTTTCTGATAGGCTATTATTTTTTATTTTTTATTTGGTATTTTTAGCAAATTATTCTTTTTAATATAATCTGCAAATTTTATTTTCTTCATACTACCTTTTTAAAAACATTAATTCATTATCAAATTTAAATTCAAGTTTAATTTCTTTTGGTTTTTCAATTATTGTTATCTTAGCTTTCTTTGGTAAATTATATGCTGTTTTCTTATCTCGCACACAAATATCAATATGAAAATTTTTAACGCTTCGCCCGATATCGCAAGCGTGAAATATTTTATCTGGAAAAGCATCAATTTTTAAATAACTATTTAATGGTATTATTTTCGGATCAACGGCGATAGATACTATTTTATTATCTCTTAATACTTTTAACTTATTTCCGAATTTATCTTTAATACCACCTTCAACTTTTCTTTCATGTGTCTTGCAATTCAACGGGTAATATCCCGTAATTTTGAAATCACGATTAGTATAGCCTGATAAAACCATTGAAAGAATGATTAATATTATAATTTTTCTCAAAATTATTTTCTCACCTCACATTATTCTTAATATTGCTTTTTCCACTTTTTCATGCAATTTCTGAAACTTTTCAATATAATGATCTGTTCCATAAATGAAAACCTCTGCTTCATATCGTATCTTATATAATTCTTTTATATTGTTTTGATATAAAGTTAAATTAGCTTCAAGTATTAATAACCTATCTTTTGATACTTCTTTCCCTATTTCTCGTTCTAATTTCTTATTTGGAAATGCTTTCATATTTATTCCTTATTAAATACAAAACTTGTATTGACCTATCTTGGTCAGCAATCTAACTGACTTAATAGTCGTTTCAATTTAATTATTTTTTCTGCAGTAAATTTATCATTAAAAATATTATTGCCTGATTCTAAATAATTTATTTGTTCTTTTATTAAATCAATCAGGATAATTAAATTTTCTTCGGTGAATTTATGTATGAGCTTCATACTGAAAATCTCCTAATATAATGATTAATTGCAAACTTCAAACCAGTTTCAAATTTTATTTTAGGATAGAAATCTAATTCAGTTTTTATTTTATAATTATCAATAGCATATCTGACATCATGGCCTTTTCTATCTGTTACATGTGTTATCAGTTTATGACAATCTTTATAACCCATTTCTGTCATTATTTTGATAATCTTATTAATTAAATCTATGTTCGTTACTTCATTTTCTGCGCCGATGTTATATATCTCTCCGATTGATTTATCGGAGTTTATAATTAAATCTATCGCTCTGCAGTGATCGTCAACATGAATCCAATCACGCTTCTGTAATCCATTACCGTATATTGGAATAGGCTTTTTTTCTATTATGTTTTTAATAACTAACGGAATTAATTTTTCGTAAAATTGGTTTGGACCGAAATTATTTGAGCATCGTGATATTGATACTGGCAATTTGTAAGTCTTATGATAACTCATAACTAACATATCTGCCGCCGCCTTGCTTGCTGAATACGGTGATGATGGTTTTATATGATTATATTCATTGAATGGTGTATCATTAAAACCTAAACTACCATATACTTCGTCAGTACTGACCTGATGCACACGCAGATTATGTTTGCGCGCTAACTCCAGTAAGTTAAAAGTTCCATTGATATTTGATTGAATAAATGCCTTTGGATTTTTTATCGATAAATCCACATGCGTTTCCGCTGCAAAATTAATGATGATATCCGGCTTAAAATATGTTATATCTCCATCGAGTAAATGATTAATATCTAAATAATAATGTTGATAGTTTTTAGAATTACGATATTTCAATTCAATATTTTCTTTATTACTCGCATAAGTCAAACTATCAATATTTAATACCTTGATATCCTTATATTTTTTAAAGATATAGTTAATAAATGCGCTTCCGATAAATCCGCAACCCCCTGTAATAAGATATTTTTTATATTTCATTATTTAACTCCTTATTTGTTATTAAATGTATGTTCTACTGAAATTATAAACAGTACGAATAATAAAATTGGTAAAGCTGCAAATGCGAAAAATGGAGCTAAAACTGCCATACAAAATACTGCTAATGTTTCGCCGCCTTGATTATTTTTCATGTTTTAATTCCTCCATTAAAATACACTTAGCTATGTTACTCAAAAATTCTATTGATTTATTATTACCTACTATATAATCAAAATTGTATGTTAATGTTTGTAATTCTCGCTGACTTTCGTTATATTGAAGCATTATATTATTTAAAAATATATCGTCATTGTTTATTCTTTTGCGTAATATATCAATATTAGTTTTAACAAATATCGTTATTAATTTTTTAACTTTAAACTTGCTAAAGTTTTCATTAAAATATCTTCTATCTGGAATAAAAATAACGGGCTGCTTTGTGAATTTTATTTCTTTATATTTTGCCATCAAAGCATTAACCCAATATTCAGGATTTATTTCTCGCATATTATTTCCGTGTAATATTAATTTATCTCTATGCTTTGCTTTATAAACGCTATCATTCTGTAATTTATCATAATCAAGATGATATAATTTTGATACTTCCTCTTTAACCTGATCCGCAAAATTTAAAAGTATTGGTTGAAAATGTTTTGCTATTGTTATGTTAAATCCTGAATTGATAACATTGATAAAAGCATTTGCAAGCGATGTTTTGCCTTCCTGAGGAAGTGCTGATGAAATAGTAAAAATAATTGGCTCTTTCATTATGTTCTCCTTTTATATTACTTGTCTTTTCATAAACTGTTTAGGTTCTTTTATTCTTTGATTTGCTATATCAACATATTCTTGTGATAATTCAAAACCGATGAATTTTCTTTTATTTAATATTGCCATTTTAGCGGTAGTGCCTGAACCCATAAAAGGGTCTAAAATTATATCATTTTCATTACTCCAACTGATTATATGGTCGTTTGCTAATTTTTCGGGAAATATTGCTGGATGTTTATATGCTAAATTATCTGATGTAGAATTTCCAAATCCAGCAGTATATTCCCAGACATTATATCTTTGTCCAAAAGGTGTTTGAACCCAACCCTGATTTGACATTGAACGAAAACTGCCGTCTTTTTGTCGAATATTACCTGATTTTATAGAACCTTGCGTACTACATTTACGGTCTTTAATAGGATTAAAAGTTTTAACTTTACCTTTACTAAGTATAAACATATATTCAAAAACCGGAGCATATCTGGATACTAACGCGCCAACTGCTGAAAAATTAGTTTTTAAATAAATCATAGTATCGTGTAAATTAAAACCTATTTCTTTAAAATATAATGCCTGTTTAAATGATGTTCCTGTTTCGCTTCCATTAACAGTAGCATCTCCAACTACCCATACAATAACGCCCCCCCCGAAGTTACTCTATAAAGTTCTTTTGCAAGTCCTTCAAAATCCCATGTATAACCTTTATAATCGCGCAGATTGTCGTATGGAGGCGATGTTACAGTTAAATCAATACTATTGTCATCTAATTGCTTTATCAGATTTAAATTATCTCCGCAGTAAATCTTGTTTAATTCTAACATATACTAACCTTTCGTTTTTATAATAATATTATTATAAAATTTAATCTTTAAATACTAATTTATTGTTTATTATCTCGGCCTCTTCCATTTCTGACCATCTTAAACCGGCTTTAAAGTCAACTTTTATCGGTATATTTTTGCAATCCATGAAAGTTTTCGGCACATTCTCAAGTATATATGTTGCGTTATCTATGAAATCAAATAGCTCGCTTTTATGCACTTCTACCATTATTGAATCATGTACTGTATTAACTAATCGGCTTTTCATGTTGCTATTTTCAAGCCATGCTGTTAATCGTGATATATTATAATTTGCTAACTGTCCTAAACTTCCCTGTATAGGACTATTTTTAGCTTGCCGTTCAATCTTACCATACATATATTTCATACCATTATTATATTGATTTAACATTTCGTCAAAGTGTCTTCTCTGACCGGCGCAAGTTTCGCAATATCCATTTTTAAAAGTATCTTTAACTACTTTATCAAGATATGCTTTTACGCCTTTATATATTTTAAAATACTCATCAATATATTTTTGCGCGATTTCTTCTGACATATCAAAATCATCATTTTCATCTATTACCTTTTCGTATATTTCTTTTATTCCAATTAATGTATCGTATAATCCTTTTGCTGACATACCGTAAACTAATCCGAAATTGATAGACTTAGCAATCTGTCGTTGCCACTTCTTAACATCCTTAATATCAATTCTAAACATCATAGCAGCCGTTTTCTTATGTATATCTTCGCCGGAGTTAAATGCTTCGATAAATACTTTATCGCCTGATTTAATCGCTAATACTCGTAACTCACCCTGAGAATAATCAAACTCGATAAATATATAATCTTTTGTAGCTATAAATATATCTTTGACTACGCTATCTCTTGGTATATTTTGTAAGTTCGGATTATTACATGATAATCGGCCTGTTACCGTTCCTGTTATATTATAATTCGGATGGACTTTATTATCATCTTGTATCTGCTCTGCTATTCCTTTAAGGTATGTTGAATATGTTTTATAATCTTCTCTGAATTGTATTAACGGCTTAATAAATCTATCTATGTTATTTTGATATTTATCTTTATCCTTTATATCTTTAGGTATTTTTAATAGATCGTCTAAGCTATCAAAATCTAATGTATAATCTTTTAATGTCGGTGTAAAAGTTTTATTAGTTTCTGCCGCTAACTGCGCTTTAGTATTGCCGCCTTTAGTCAATCTTGTTAACTTAAATCCTAACTTAATAAATGCTTCTTTTAACTGTTCCGTTTCTGTTAGCTTTAAACTTAATAACTTTTTATCTCCGGTTGCATTTATTATATCCTTCTTATAATTTTCTTGTAATAAATGTAATGATTTTGAATATTGCTTGCGATAAGTATTTAATAAATCAATATCAATTAACATACCGTTATTTTCCATTTGTGTTAATGAGTATATTAATTTTAGCTTTTCCTTCTTATACGCATTTAATACCTTCGGCTGATTAGATACAATATTAATTAAGTATTTATATAACTGATATGTTTTATCAACATCTATCATATTATATCTTAATACTGCTGATAAAGGCTCTGTTTCAAGTTTAGTATTATCTATCATGCTTTTATGCTTCGGAATGTTTAAATGATAATACGCTTGATTATCTAAGTTTAACGGTATGTTTTCATCTACTAAATGGCCTAATAATAAAGTATCGCCTATATTAGTAAATATTGATTTATTAAATTTATACGCTACATATAAAAATGATAAGTCAAATTTAAGATTATGACCTATCTTTGTTATATCTGTATTTTCAAGTAATTCCTTTAAATAACTTATAGCTTCTTCTGGCGAATACTCAACCTTTAAATCATCATTACGATTATATACTTTAATACCACATACAAATTCATCATTACAAATTGAATATGATATTAACTTAGCATTTTTACTGAAACGATTTAATGTATTCGTTTCGATATCAAAGGTAATTGAATTATTACGATTGAATATTTTAAATACGCCCCTTAATTCTGTTAGCGTTATTACATTTAGATATTGCATTTATAATACCAATCCTTTAATATACTTACATTTATCCGGCGCGGTACCTTTTGCAAAAACTATTATCGGTTCATATCGTTTATTACCATCAGCATTTATAGATGGTAATACTAATCTTAATGTGTATAGATATTCAAAACCAATTGACTTACCTATATCTATCGTATCTGTTGCTAAATGCTTATATTTTTTAGTATTTGCAATATTGACTAAACAATATTTATTATCTTTTAAAGCATAAAAACAATTAGATAAAGTTTGCTTTAAAAAAATATTTATCCACTTGTCATAAGTATCATATTTAATATAACTTTGTGTTTTTTCTGTTTCACTATATTTTTCTGTATCAACATACGGTGGGCTTGTAAAGCATAAATCTATTGAATTTTTATCAGGTAAAAAATTTTCGCTGCCACAGTTAATTATCTGCACATCTTTATATTTTATACTTAATTTTTCGCGTATGCAATTATTATACTCATCTAACATATTATTTAAACCATTAAAAGTGTCTGTGTTAGGTTCACAACCTATATAACTTTTAGCATCACTAACTAAAAATCCTAATAAACGTCCCCCCCATCCGCAAGACATATCATAAATATTTGAATTGATACCACCAAAAGTATTATAAATAAATTTTGCAACTAATGGTCTAAAATTAGATACCATTTGTGTTCCTGTAAACATGCGTAATATTGCTCTAAATGTTGACATATTAAAATCACATTTAAACACATTAAATATTTTAGTTATTGCTTTTGTCAATAATTCGTTATTATTAAAAACATCCATCGGGGACATTCGATCAGAACATCTAACATTAAAAAAATTTTTGCTGAAATAACTTGATGCTAAACTGGAACCCATTGAACTAAACGCATAATCAGTATTATCTACTGAATCGAATGTATATTTAAAAACTTTAGAATATATATCAATTTTATCTTGTATTGAATATCTATAATATGGAAACATATTATATTTTTTTATATTTAAAACTAAATATTCAATCAGCTTATTTTGATTGTCAATACTTAATTTAATAAAATCATCATATTTATAATGATATGTATCTGGATTGTCTAAGCCTAAAATCAATTCTTTTTTTAAAAACATCATATATCCTTTTCAAATAAATTTTATCTATATAATAAAATAGCCTATCATTGTTATTTGCATTTGAGTTTTTGGTAACGCCCAACGAAACATAGATATAATTTTTAAATATTCTGGGTTTATTGTCGGTTCGCCGCGACAAGCAAATTCATACCGAATATTAGGTATAAATTCTGCGCATTGGGATAACAATTTTTTTGCAGTTTCCACCATCATAAATTTAAATTTACCGGAACTATTACGGATACCATTTAAACCACAAAAACCACATAATCTTGTGCACCCCTCTGTTAATTCTATTTGAATACTCCAAGGTTTATTTATCATTTTTATCACCAATATATTTATATACTATATCACCATTTTCATCACGGCTTGATGGGATTAATATATTTCCATAAGCCTTTGCTAATGAACGACCAGATTCAACTTTATTCCAAAGTAATCTTATCCATTTAAACATTGTAATATCAAAAAATTCTGCCCTGTGTTGTAAAGTTCCTGTGTTAAAATTAGCTGCAGCATACCAACGAAAATCAAAAATTTCTTCACATTTTGCTATATCACTAAAACGAACTTCTCCCTTTTCTTTAGCAATTAATACCGCTTTACCAAAATGGTTTGTTTGACTTAACCACTCTGGCGGAACACCGCAACAATTACAATGGTCATTATAATCTCTACAGAAAGCGTCTGAAACATTAAACCTCATACCCCTACTATGGGCAATTTCAGACATTTTTTTTATTATTGGGGTTTTCATTGCTTTATTTAATCTTTTATATCCGCTTTGCTTTGGCTTTGAATGTTCCATATAATATTTATGAACATCAAAACCTAAAACTGAAGACATTTTTTTATATCTTTCTTTTAATTGTTCATTTGCTCGAGATTCTAAACAAAAAAATTCAGTTGAAACGCTGTCTGCCCCAGCATCCGCAGCTTTATTTATTAATTCCACATAATTATCACTGCAACCAATTATAAACGGTCGTAAACGTAAAGTAACATGAATACCAATATCTGATAAATTCTTAATTGCTTGCAACCTTTCCTCAGGTTTTGGACAACCTAATTCAATAACTTTTGCTTGTTTTTCATTTAAAGTTATTATACTTATTTTAACATGCCAATTATGTTTATGTTTTTTAAATAAATTCATATATCTTTCATCTTTTGTCCACCAAACTGCTTTAGTGCTGAAAGATAAAGGATAATCAATTTTATCAAAATATTCTAACAATTCTAAAGTTATTCCATGCCTTTTTTCAAATTCATCAAAAGGATCAGACAACCCACCCCATTGCATAACTATTTTTTTTGTATATATGGTGTAAACTGTCGGTATTCTTTTGAAGTCAATTCTGGATTATTTTGAATAACGGCTTCAAAAATATTTTTAACTTTTTCAGGATCAACGCTTCTAACTTCTTTTTCATTATACCCGCGAACACAATGGCTTTTTTGAAAAAATGAAAAACAATACAAACAGTTATATGAGCATACTGAATATGTATCAACTGACATAGGCATAGAACAATCTAATATTTCTTGAGACCATCTTGGAGAACTATAATCTTTTTTCATTTTACCACCCCAATTTTTAACATACAATTATAAAATTCTTCGTCTAATTCTTTTTTATAATTTTTTTGTAAATATAATTCATTCCGTTGTTTTTGTTTTAAAGCGTTATCACCCATTTTTTCATTAAATTCTGCAGCATTATTTACAATATATGGTAAAATATCAATATTTGCCTTTTCAAATGTCCATATGCAAGATTTATCAAACAATATTAAATTACCACAACTTAAATATTCATAAAACCTATTTGCTGGGCTTGTGTATATTTTATGTGAATTTTTATCTTCTATATATAATGCTGTGTTACACAATCCAAAGGACGGGACTATTGATGGTGGGGTAAAAAATTTTATTTTATTATTAATAGCATAAAAATTATTTTTATTATTTTCAGATGTTGTGCTGATATATACATTATACGGAGGATTTTCCATGTACTTTTTAAAATATTCCACCCTATTTTCACGAAATGCCCCAAAATATGATAATCCAAAATATTTTGGTTTAATCTTAATTTGTATTTCTTTTTCTGAAATAAAAGTTAATTTATTCCAATTTAAATATTCATATTTTTCATAATGTTTATAATTATCATATGCAGAAATTAATGTAAATATATTATTCTTAAAAATTTTATATATACTACTTGGTATTCCCATATTTGAATTATAATCATTACCTACCCATATAAAATTATTATTTAATTCACATAATTTAAGCAATTCTTCTTTAAAATTACAATATAAAAAAATGCCGTTTACAATAAAAATAAATTTATATTTTTTTAATTTGCATTTTTCTTTTGTATCAATTAAGTCTGCATTTAATTTTTTTGAAATATATTTAGCAATTTTTGATGACGCTAAAATGCTTGTTGGTTTACATTCTGTAAAATTTATAACAGCAATATCAGACATTTATTCACCTTCTACATAATTTTCTGCTCTAATTACTAATTTAGTGGCGTTCTTTTTAAACTTTTCTTCAAAACCTTTTTCTGACAGCCATTTTTCTGCAGATTTTTTTGACCCAAAAGATAAATAAACCACATAAGAAATTCCGCTTTCTTCAACATTATTTCCAGCTTCAAAATCAAATTCTTCTAAATTTGGTTTTAATTCTTCTTCTGAAGCTCCAGATAATAACGCTGATATTTCATAAGATTCAAATCCTGATAACATTTGTTCATCTATTTCCATTGTGGAAAGAAGTTCTGATAATTTATTATTATCCCAATCATTTGATATTTTATTTAAAGCTATATTTAAAACTTTTTCTTTTTCTTTTGTTATGTTTACAATAGAAACTTCAACTTCTTTTTCACCCATATCAGATAATACTTTTAACCGCTGATGCCCCCCGACAATATATCCGGTCTTTTTATTCCAAATAATAGGTTCTACTAAACCAAATTCTTCAATATTTCTTTTTATTTTCTGGTATGCTGAATCTGACGGCGTGATATCAACTCTCGGGTTATATGGAGCAGGCTTCAAATCTTTGATTTTCATTTTTTTAATTTCCATTTTAAAAACTCCTTTAAATTTTTTATTGTTTTATGTATATAATAAATACATTAAACTAAATTTTACATTATTTTATTTTTTGAATTAATTTTATATTTTTCTGATAATTGAAAACATTCTTTTATAATATCATCAACATATTTCATAACCGCCATAAACTGCGGATCAGTAACTTCAATCTTTTTTTCTTCTACTTTTTTTAAAATATTATTTTTCATTATTTTTGCAACTAAAAATTTATCGTTTATAAATTTTTCCATATTATCTAATATTTCTTGTTTAAAAGATGTAGATTTTTTAGTGGGTTCTGTTGGGCCGTTGTCTTTTTGTGTTTGTTGTGCGTTTTCTTTCTTTTCTTCTAATAAATTATATTCTTTTATTAATTCTTTTAAATCATCAACATCAATATCTAATTCCGCAGCAGTTTTATTAATATTGTATTTATTTTTTATCAATATTTCTTTTAATTCATTTGCTTTCATTTTATTATTCTCCTTTTATCTGCATAAAAGCGTCTAATATTTGCAACGTCTTTATTGTCTGTAATGATATTCGATAATCAGCATTCGCAAGTATTGATACTTTATCATATTTTTTGCTTGCTAGTATTTCATTAAACATTTTATCTATTATCTTTTTGCCGTCATATTTATATAATATATTATCTTCAAATTCTTTAACTGATAAATTTAGTATTTTATAATTATTTATATCTTCAGCTAATTCAATACCTGATATTGTAGCGTGTAATAAATTTAATGCTTGCCGTAAATCACCGTTTGCGTTTTTTATTACCTGCTTTAATTGGCTTTCTGATACTTCAATATTTTCTAAATCTATTATCTGTTCTAATCTGTTTTTAATATCTTCATCTTTTAAAGCATTAAAATTGAAACAGATACAACGGGATTTAATTGCGTTATCAATATTATCGGTGTTAGCACATAAAATAAATCTTGCTGAATAACTTTCCATTATTTTCTTTAAGGCGCACTGGGCCGCGCTGGAGAGTTTGTCGCACTCATCGAGGAATATTAATTTAGGTATATTACTACCTATTGATTTTTTCATTACAAAGTCTTTTATCTTCGTTCTTATAACATCAATACTGGTATCATCACTTGAATTTTGTTCGATTGAATTTAAAGCTGCATTATTACCATGTAAATATTTAATCCATAATTTTGCTAATGTTGTCTTACCTGTTCCGGCTGGTCCTATCATAAGAATATTTGGTATGTTATTTGATTTTTTGAAATTTACTAATGCTTCGATTATATCATCTCTACCGTATAAATCTGTAAATTTCTGTGGACGATATTTTTCTGCTAATGACATTTTATTCTCCTTCTACATAAATTATTTCTAATAACTCGATTGATAATTCTTTTTCTCTTTCTCGCTTTAATATTCTATCTATATCTGATTTAAGATTTAACCACGATTCCACTAACTTTGCTTTTGATTTATCTACATCAAATAGTAATTCTGGATATTTATTTTTATTAATATTATAAAATCCTTCGTTATCAGTTCTTGGTGGTAATGATTCATCAATATCATTTTCACCAACATAATATTTACCATTTAGTTTTATATGGTATGCTTTCATTTTTATTCCTTTTTAAATTACATTTTATCATATAATAAATTATTATACAATTCATCAACTACTGATTTTTTATTTATTAAACAATCATACATAATTTTATCAATGTTATCTGATATTAATATCGAATAATTACATTTTTCTGTCTGTCCATTTCTATGTATTCTATCTTGTGTTTGTTTAAATTCCTCATAGCTGTATGATAAATCATAATAAATCGTATGACTACAATTAACAAATCGCTGACCTTTACCTAATAACTTTGGATGAGCTATCAAAATTCTGAATTTATTATCTTTAAATGCTTCTATTATTTTATCTTTATTTTTATCTTCCGATGTTATTCCTATTGCAGTATCAAGAATACTTTCTAATCGTTTTATCGTATGTATAAACTGACACCATATTATTATTTGCTTATTTGGTTTTATGTTGTCTATTATTTCATTTAATATTTTATCTTTTCCAGTTTCAAATTCTGTAATGCTTTCATCTTTATTAATCAGCATACCGGATAATATTTGCCGCAGCTTCATAACTCTTGCTGTAAATTCAAATTTAGTAAGTATATTTTTATCATTATTTAATGATTTTAAAATTGCATTATAATACTTTGCTTGTTCACTTTCAAATTGATATTCATATTTATTAAATATCTTTTCCGGTAAATCCAAGCAATCATCTTTAGCTAAAAATACGCCATAATTTTTAAGCCTATCAAAAAACTTTAATTTGTTTTCTTCTGTCTGATACCAATTATGCGGATCACTTTGATCTTGCGTAAAATATTTAGCCATAAAACCGAAGTAATTGTTACCAAAACATTCAGCATTAACAAATTTCATTTGTGGATATAACTCGCTGTTATGGTTCGGATTCGGACAACCCGATAATATAAATCTAAATGGTATTTTATCAGCTATTTGTAATAACATTCCTGTTATCTGTGATTTCATGCTACGCATACAAGTTGATTCATCAATGATTATACAATCAAAATTAGATAATATAAAATCATTGAAATTAGCTTTAAAACCATCAAAATTAATTACATAAATTTGATAATCTTTTTTAAGATAATCCTTTCTTTTTTCTTTAGGTATTTTATATAAATTTAATATTGATAAATCTTTATAAAATATTCCTGCATCCTCTATCCATGCTGTATTAATAACATTTAATGGACATATTATTAATGTTCTTTTAAATTGCTTTGCTATTTCTAAACCCATTATTGTTTTACCCGTTCCGGTATCTGAAAAAATAGCAAATTGTTTTTTATTTAAAGCGTCATTGCAGATACTTTTCTGATACTTATACAAAAATTTACTCGGAACATAATCAAATATTTCATTTTTCTTTACATCTATAGCATCATTTGGTATGATATTATATTTTTGTAATAACGCGATATTATTCTCTGTTTTTGGAATAAGCCATTTACCATTTTTAAATAGTCTATTCTCTATATTCCGTAAAATATGTAAATGTTTAGCGTCTGCAATGACTTCTATCATAATACTAATCGTTCATTCTTTACCGATTTAACTATTTTTTCAGTTTTATTTTCTTGACTTTTTTCTTTCTCTCGTTTAAACATTTTAGTAACATCTTCTTTGGTTCTTAATACTATTTTATTTTCCATACCTTTAAATCGTTTTTCAATAGCTAAATCATAAAATTCTTTTTTAAGTTCAATACCTATTGCATGGCGATCTAATTGTAAAGCACAATAATTAACTGTTCCTGCGCCTGCAAATGGGTCTAAAACAATATCTTGAGGCATTGACCATAACTTAATACATCTTTTTACTAACTCTTCTGCAAACGGTGTTGTATGGCCTATACCGGAGTTATTTATTTTCCATATTCCATTTGCATAATCAGCCCATTCTTCAAGCGTTATATCAGCACCTTCTATTTTTTCTGATTCACCAGCTTTTTTATAAACAAAAACATAACCCCAATTAGCAGCAATTATTGTATCTCTGTTTTTTAAATTTCTATACCATAATGCACCATCAGATAGCATGGCTCGCTGAGCATTATATTTTTCCCATATCACTTCAGTCCATAATTCAAAGTTATTTTTAACAAATAAATCATTTGTTATTCCTGCCATAAATTCTTTGCCTCGTTTGCCGTTACGAGTTAAAGTATAATTATAATCTTCAAATTGAATTATGAATTTAGCACCGGGTTTTAACACTCTATGACATTCTTTGATACATAAATCCATTAAGTAAAGATATTCATCTATTGTTTCTGAATTGCTAATGTCTGATGTATCATTACTGTAAACTCTCAAATTGTAGTAAGGCGGACTTGTTATAATTAGATCAACTGAATTATCTTCTATCAATGGCAACTCTTTTAAACAATCACCATTAACCCATTTGTTCATTAACTTCATGTATTCTCCTTTTTAAATTTTATTAAATAATTATAATAAATTTATAATACTTGCCGTCTGATTATTCTTTTATTTTCTTTAATTCTTTTTTCTGCTAAATCACAATATTCTTTTGATATTTCAAAACCAATATAATTGCGCTTTAATTTTAAACATGCAACTGCGGTAGTTCCTGAACCCATAAAAGGGTCTAAAACAATATCGTTTTCGTTTATACTTCCTTTTTTTAAAATATCGCACCAAACATTTAATGGCTTTGGGCATGAGTGTATATTTTTTTTCGCTTCTTTCATTACTTATAATTATATCTGATCTTAAACCTAACCTATTTGCTAAATATGGATTTTTACCGTAAGCTAAAATAGGTTGCCAACAAGTAAAACCCCACGTATTCATGTATGCGCCAGCAGGAATAACCCATGCTAAAATCCAATTTGGTTTTGGATATATATATATTGTTAATACCACAAGTTATCAAAACAACTTTAGCAATTCTTAAAAATTCAGGCATGAATTTATCTACTAATATTTTTAAATTTTCTGGTGTATCATTATATTTGTCATAAGTAAAATTAACGCCATACGGTGGATCAGTCAATATTAAATCTATACTTTTATCTGGTATGCGTTTCATACCTTCTAAGCAATCTTCATTATATATTTTATTTAATTCTAACATTATCAATCCTCTTTTTTAAAACGGTATTTCCCTAAGAACTGCCATATTACATGTGGTTTCTTTTCTGGTTGTAAACTTGCAAGCATAGCATTTATATACTTCTTATCTGCTTTAAATATCATTGTATCTATTTCATCTAATATTGCTAAATTTTCAGGCTTAATTTTAGCATAACAGCCGTAGAGCCATTTGAGTATAACATTATATCCTATTGATTTTTCCTTGTTCAATATATCTAATACTTTACTTCTATCTTTTTCAAAAAGTATTAATTCCATTAATCCAATCAAATCAATTTTCTTATCACTGTTATCTTGTAATTCAACTTTATCTTTAACATCATTGAAATATGAAGGCTTTTTATCAAAAACAAATACTATATGATTATTAGCAAATTGTATTATTTCTTTAACATCTTTTTCTCGTAATGATAATTCTTTTACATTGATAATGTACGACTTTTTCTCAATGTTTTTGCTTACCATTAATGATTTATCATTACTATCTATAACAATATAATCATCGTTATTATATTTAAAATCGCCTATGTAAAATATATGTTTCATAATACTTCCTTAAAATTTATATATCTTTAAAGATTCATCTATTTTTCTTTTTTCATTTTCAATTATTTCTATTTGCTTATCTAATGCTTTTATTTTATTTATTTTTGTGGTACTTAATTTTGTTTTCTTTATCAAGTAGTTTTGATGAGTTGATTTTCTAACTATTTTTTCATCATCTTTATATTTTATTTTTACATAATCTTTATTTATACTAACAACATCAACTAAAATATAACCTATTGAATATTCCTTGTAATATGCTTTATTTATAGTTGTTTCTGTTTTAATTTTTTCATTTATTTCATCTAAACATTCTTTATAAGTATCTTTATAATTATGTGTGTATTCAAAACTATATGCTGAAATATACTTGTTTGCATTATTTCTTTGTATATAAGTAAATTTTTGTATTTCCGGTGAGAAGGCAATAACAAATCCAAAAACATCAATAATAATCTTCCATGTGGTTTTAATTTTTCTCATAATCATTCTCCTTTTTATAATAAAACCTTGAATATTTTATTATTCAAGGTTTTATTAAATAATTATAATAAATTTATTTTATTTAAAATCCTCATCGGTATTATCATTTACAATAAAGAAGTATGAACCATCAGCATAAACTAACAAATTTGTATCATCTGTTCCGTCTGCAAAGAATATTACTTCTTCATTGTCTTTTACTAATACTTCTGTTATCTTTTTAAAATCATCACCGAATTTAACTTGAAAGTTTTTATCAAACGCCTCTAAATCAGTATCTATTATAGTTGTTATGCTATCACCGGCATTTGATACTGTTACATTGATTTTTCCTTTTTTAACATCAAATTCAAATTCAAATCTATTAATCGATAAATCTTTTGCATCATTGTTTATGCTTATAATATCTTTATCAGTTAATGTAAATGCTTTATCAAGGACAAATTCACCTGCTGAACATTTATAAGTTTTTGCTTTGCGATTAAAATCAATACTTGATACTGCATTTGAATTAATATTTTCAGGTGTTGAAGCTACTAATCGCATACCTTTCTTTTTTGAATTAAACTCAATAACATCGCCATCAAAGGATAATGATATCATATTACTATCTACCTTATCAATGGTAGTATTAAATATGCTGATGTTATTTATTATAAGCTCGTTACTATCGCCAGATACCTCTACTTTACACTTATGCTGCATATCTGCGTAAAAGGTTTTTGTTTTACTAATTCCTTTAAAATTAAATCCGTTTTCTGTTACTAAAACTACCGCATCTTCAATATTACCGCCTACTGATATTTTTTTGAGAAATGCTTTTAACTCTGATTTTTCAACATTAATTTTTAACATTATTTTTTACTCCTTTTTATTTGTGGTTTATTTATATAATAAAATTGTTATGCTTTATTGTGGTCTTATTGGCATTAATAATCCAGTTAGACTAAATTCTTTAGTTATTAATCTAACATCATACTTACCATAATATTCTTCTGGTATTACTGCATCAGCATTCGGGAATGTTCCTTCTAATATTTTTGTCTGTATTATACAATCTTCAGTTGTTATATACATTATTTTATGAAATAAAAGTTTATCTTGCTTGTCGAATGAGCTTATCATTTTAAGATTGAATTTTGATATATTATTTTTTAAAAAATATTGTATTATCTTTTTTTGATAAATGCTTCTTTTATTGGCATTAATAATCCAGTTAGACTAAATTCTTTTGTATCTTCGGAAAATACCGCTGGGCCTTGTGATGTTAAATAAATTTTCATATTATTAAAATTGCTTGCTAATGTTTTTAATTTTGCCTTATCAAAATTAATTTCTAAATCTTTGAAAACATCTAATTCCAATTTTGATATATCAATCTCTTGTTTTAGCATTACTGTTTTACTTATTATTTTTGATTTAGCTGCGTTAAAATTAAATCTTAATACTGTTACTGCATCCTTCTCTTTATTATTCATCATTTCATCTAATACGCTGTTAAATTCTTTATTATTAGTTATTAATCTAACATCATACTTACCATAATATTCTTCTGGTATTACTGCATCAGCATTCGGGAATGTTCCTTCTAATATTTTTGTCTGTATTATACAATCTTCAGTTGTTATATACATTATTTTATGAAATAAAAGTTTATCTTGCTTGTCGAATGAGCTTATCATTTTAAGATTGAATTTTGATATATTATTTTTTAAAAAATATTGTATTATCTTTTTCGGAAATATAAAAGGTTCTTTAATATCCGTGTCAATGTTAGTTATTAACTGCCCTAAAAACTTTCCGTCAGTTGCTTCAAATACTAATTTATTATTTATATTTCTAACATTCATTCCTGTATATGCTGGTTTTACTGCGTCATTACTTGATAACAATAATAAATTATTCAATTTATCAAGATAGCTAAATTCTTTATATTCTGGTATTACTGATTTTGATTTTACTGGCAATTTAACATTTAAATCAAAGTTAAAATCATACGCGATATTTAACTTTGATTTGTCATTAAATTTATTACTTAAAATGCCATTTAATGTTTGTATAACGCCGTTGTATTCGTCAGATTTATTATCACCGGATATTAATACTGGCAATTCATTAACTGCGTCTTTAATACTTTCTGAATGTGCAGCCATTTCAAAGTTATTATTTCCATATTCAATTATTATATCTTCATTCGTATCTTTTGATGTTATTGTTATTGTGTCTGTTTTTATGTGATTTAATACATTTAAAATTTCTTTAGGGTCTAATATAAAATAATAACTTTCAGGCTCTATCGCTGCTACATCAACACTTTTACTAAAATTATCTTCAAGCGTTATTGCCTGTATCAATAATTCTTGTCCTGTGAAATAACATTTGATGTTGTTTAAAATCGGTGTTAAATATGTATTGTTTGTTTTTAAAAAGAAAATCGCCTGATTAATAGCGATCTTTAATTCATTTGTTTTAACTGTTATTTTCATTTTTTAATATTCCTTTCTTTTGGTTTTATTTATATAATAATTTACTTCTGTTTAAATATACCATCTCTTGATTTTTTTATCTTTTCTTCTTTTGTATCATCTTTGTTCTCAGCTACAAAACTTTTTATAATTGTTTTGTATTCGTCTTTATCTATTGACTTAATACGCATTTTACTGGATTGTCTTTGGGCATGAATCTTAACGCCGTCAACACCATTTCTACTTCCCATAATTGATATATTACATAATCCAGCTTGACGTTGTTGTTGATTAGCGCCTAAACCTAAAATAACATCACAACCTCTTGCCGGTTCTAATGATTCAGAAGTATGACTCATATCAAGTTCTTCTGTATTAATACCTTCTCTTGATGATTGGTGCGCTGTCCATATTCTTGTATTTAATTCTCCCGCTAATCCGATGATATCTTGAAATATATCATCAACTTCTAATCTTTTATCTTTCCTTTCTATTGTCGGTTTCATGCGTGTAGCATAGTCAATTATTATAAGGTCGGGTTTAAATCCATTTACGCTTTCAACTTGTCTTATATGCGCTATTAATGTGTTTACTGTTGCTTTTCTTGTTGGGAAAAATTTAACGACTAAATTTGCTTTAAAAGTATTACGCATAAAATCTATTTTCTTTCGTAATGCTTCTTCGCAACTATCTAAATTATCAATCGGTATGCCTGTTATACAGCTATCTAATCTTTGACATACTGATTCCTCAGATAATTCAAAAGTATAGTAAATAACATTCTTTTTATAAAATAAAGCATTTTGCGCTACTTGAATTAAAAACATGGATTTGCCTAACTTCGGCGGCGCAATAATAACACCAACCTGTTTAGGTGATAATCCTTTTATAATGGTATCTAAATGTAATATACCTGTTGGAATATGAAAAGTATCTTCTGCTTGATTTCTTTGTATGAGTAAACGATCATCTAATGAACTCAAATAATTAATACCATTATCATTAAAGCCGTCTTTTAGCTGTAATGTTTTCTTGATATTAGTTAATATCTCATCAAATTTTAATTGCGGTAATAATTCATTATGTGCATGAATGATAGTATTTTTTAATGATTGATGTAAGCAAAAATCCTTTAACTGCTCTGATATATATTCAGTATTAATATTCTTTTTCTTATAAACCATCTTTATTACTTTTTCAAGTAATGAATCAGAACTAATATCGCTATTATTAATCTGAAGCATTTCCTCTAATAGCGGTATTTTTTTATAAGTAGTAAAATATTTTTTTAAAGAATTGAATATTATCTTCTCATGTAGCGTGTCGAAATATTCAGTTTGTATGATATCTATAAATTTTCTGCAAAAATCAAAATCATGAACAAAAGCCTTTAATACTAAAAGGCGAAATTCGATGTTTAATTCCATATGTATTTAATTCCTTTATAATACTTGCCGTCTGATTATTCTTTTATTTTCTTTAATTCTTTTTTCTGCTATATCAAAATATTCTTTATCTAACTCAAACCCGATATACTTTCTATTTGTATTTAAACATGCTATTGCTGTTGTTCCTGAACCCATGCAATTATCAAGGACTATATCATTTTCATTTGTATATGTTTTGATTAAATATTCAAATAATGCTACCGGCTTCTGTGTTGGGTGTAATGTTAATTCTTTACTCTTTGTTTCTATAATTTGATTTGGAAAATTTGTATATTCTTGTATATAATTTCCATTTTTCAATCCCATATTTTGATATACTGTTGTATTTTTATCTTTAACTCTTTTACAATGTTTCTTTATCTTTATAACATTTTGTGGGTTATACACAGGTAATTTTTTATAAAAAATATTTATATCTTCTATGTTTTTTAATGGCATTTTGTTTGCATTCATAAACCCAGTTGTGTATGATTTTTTCCATATATAACGATATCTAAATAAAGACAAATTGGATAATACAAGTTTTGATGTAAAAGGTTCATCAGAACATAAAACAATAGCTCCATTATCTTTTATTATTCTATTGTATTGCTCCCATAATTTATCGAAAGGAATAATTATATCCCATGAACATGCTGTTGTCCCATAAGGTAAATCGCATAAAATCATATCTATTGATTTATCATCAATATCTTTCATTAATTCTAAACAATCACCATTATATATTTTATTTATTTCTAACATTATCAATCCTTTTACTTTATATAATCTTCGATATCTTGGCGAAAGCCTTGAAAGTCATAACAATTATTATATAATTCCATAAATTGATTATCTTGTAATAAGAATTTTTTAGTGAATGATTTATACAAAAATGCGTGAGTTTTAAATATGTTAGATGTATTCCATATATACATAAATCTTTTTTTAATAAAGTTTAATTTTTCTATCGTGATATCAGTATTAATTAATTTTGACTTGATTGGAGTATTATCTTTTTTAAGTATTTTCGTTATCATTTTTTCGTTGTATAGATGAATAGTAGGGTGTTTATTTGTTTTAATTAAATGGTCATTAATTTTAGTATAAAATAATGCTGGAGTTATATTTAACTTATCAATAATATTAATATGTTCTTTAAAATGTCTATCGTAACTGTTCATAAGTATTGGTACTTCTTTACCTTCAAAGTAATCATTAAAGGCTTTTATAAATTCATTTTTCATTTCGTCTATTGTCATTGTTTTTCCTCTTCGATTTTATTAAATAATTATAATAAATTTACTGTTGTTTAAAATTTACTATTGGAAATAATCCACTTTCTAAACATAATATTTGTGCTTCACTTAAATTTAATCCATTTTTTTCAGATATTTGATGTAAAATTTCATGTAATATTGTTGACTTTTGAACATCTTCTGGCATATCTTTACATATACGAATTAATCCTAATCTTGAATTACTTGCACCTAAAGACCCATCATGCTGTACATCTTTACCATAATATTCTATTATGTAATTGATACCAAATATATTAATATTATCCATAATATTTTCCTTTCTATTGTATATTATATTTATATTTTTTTACGCCATAGCTAAATATAAAGTTGTGATCGCGTTTTTTATTTTCCAAATTATTTTTTATTTCCTCCTCAATAGTATCTTGAGTAACAAATACATAGCAAAATAATCTATTATGTATTTGACAACCATCTCTATGGTTTCTTTTTAATGCCTGTGAATAAAAGCCAAAATCATCAGGTAATGAATATACTATCGCATACTGCGCACATTGAAGGTTTAATGACTCGCTACCTTTAGCAAAAGAAGCTATTAATATATTACATGATTCAGAGTTTTTAAATCGGCTAATTTCAATATCTTGTTTATCTTGATTTACAATACTTCCGTTACATACTGCATATCTCAAGCCTAAAGTATCTAACATTTTACTGATTAAAATACTTTCATGTAAAAAGTTAGTCCATATAATAACCTTGCCTTCTTGATTTAATATTTCTTCTATTAAGTCCTGTAATAGCTCTAATTTGTTATTATTGATTTCAATTACTTCTTTACTTTCACTATCATTTATATAATAAAATCCGCTGCAAATTGTTCTTAATCTCATTCTATAATTATTTTCTGGTATATCGCTTTCATATAGTTTATTAATTTCTTCTTTTTGTTCTGTTGTTAAATCAAGATTTTTATTTATCATTACTAATTCTGGAAGCTGTAAACATTCATCGGTACGATATGTTATTGATCTTGGATATATCTTTTCAGTTATTTCTTCTATTACATTCTTTTTTGGAACCCACCATTTACGAAACATGCTTCCGACTTCTACAAAATAATCTTGATAAAAGTCAAATATGTCCTGTCCAAAAGTTTCACCATTATCTAAAAATAAAAACTGGCCGAATAATGATAGTACATTATTTGGTCTTGGTGTGCCTGTGAGTATTATTTTGTTGTTAATATCTTTTCCTATTTCAATAGTTGCTTTTGTTCTCTGTGCTTTTATGTTTGCAATGCGATGTGATTCATCTACTATTATCATATCGTAATCAAGATATCGTAAAAAATCAATATTATCTGCTACAATATCAAAATTGATAAGATGAAAGCCATCAATATTTTTAAGAGTATCTAATTTATCAATATAAAATGTTGATAGCTTTTTATTTATTTTCTGCGCTTTTTTGCCGTAGGTCTTATTTGCTTTATTATCGTGATACTTATATTCTTCTTTTATATCTTTAAATATAGTTCTTAAATTAATACCTTTATAAATACTATATTCTTTTATCTGCTCTTGCCATGTATCTCTGATCGCTACTAATTTACAAATAACTAAACATTTTTTTACTTTATTCTTTTTGTATAAATAATCAAAACAATCAATACTTGCTTTTGTTTTACCTGTTCCCATATCACTGAAAAATGCTGCTTGTTTTAACTTGATAAATAACAACTGCATTACTAATTGATGATGTCTTGATTTTTTATAATTTTCATGATTTGGTAAATCAATAGGATAGTTATTTACTTTAAATTCTGTAAGTAAATCAACAAACTCTCTTAATTTTGCTCGTTTATTTATTATCGATTCAAAATGATACCGTAAATCTCTAAATGAATTATCATAAACAAATTCATGCGATTTTATTTTAGCTGGTAATTCATTGAAAAGTTTATTCCAATTTCTATGTGATATTGGAATAGAATGTTCTTTAGTATTTTTATCAAATTTTTTATTTTTAAATGATCGTAGAGTATTAAGAATATTTACATCATACTCAAATAATATGAATATTCTTTCTTTATCTGCACGAACTTTTATTATTGGTCTTTCCATTATTTATTTATCCTCTATTTCTTCCCAACAAGAACAAAATTTACTGCCGTCTTTATTTATTATCCATTTAACGCCGCTTTTAGGACAACCTAAATAACTATGTTCACAAGTATCACATTTTCTGATTGAATTTTCTATATCAATTTGTAAATAAAGATTAGCATTTTCTTTTGCAAGTTGTAAATAAAGATTAGCATTTTCTTTTGCAAGTTCACGAATTTTAATATCATTTTGATTTATTTTTTCTTTTATTTCTTGCTCGTTCATTTATTCACCCTATTCAAATATTAAATCATTATATACACTACTTACAATCACATGACCTTCTTTAACTTTTTCAGTTCCACATAATATTAAACCTTGATAATATATTGCTTCACCTGTCAATCTTTTTGTATCTTCTTTAAAATAAAACTTTAAAAGATACTCTGATATATTATATAAGTCTTTTGGTGATAATATTAAATATTTTGCCGGATTATATTTATTATCAATATATTCTTTATAATGTAATATACAATAATCTATATAATCTTTTAATTCTTTATCTTTCATTTTGTTTTATACTCTACAGCATTTTCTAATGGGCAATCATCAGGTATTGGAAAAGTGCCGTCACCATTATTATCTCGTAAAACTTTTAAATCTTTACCTAATTGAGAACAACAACCAGGACAATTATATGAATAATCATCATTCCAGCTAAAATATGGGCAATATTCACAATCATCAATTGTTTTAACAATATTTATTATTTTATTTATCATTTTGTTTTATCCTTTTATGCCACCATCTTCTATATCATCCAAATATTTATCATCTTTCTTATCACATATACCATCTTCATTTATTGAAATTTCATAAGGAAACCCACATTCACATCCATTATAATTCCATCTGCAAGTATTATATAAGCATTTCATATTATCTCATCTCCAATCTTGTATAACCTTTTACCTTGCTAACATTGATAATATTTTCATCGTCAAAATGATTTTTAAATCCACTGTCATGGCTGACAACATATATAATATTTTTCTCTGCTTTTTTATTAAGATATTTAATAACTCTTTCACTATTTTCATCGTCTAATGCTCCAAATGATTCATCATATACTGAAATATTAAATGCTTTGCCTGCTCTTAAAGATACTAAATGATTTAAAGCTTCTAAAATGCAAAGATCAATTATTGCTTTTTCACCCATGCTATTAGCTGAATATGTTTCGCCACCGAATTTATTTTCAATATTGATTTTAAACTTTTCTTTCCATTGCTTTGTTGATTTTATATATGTCTGTGTTTCAAAATTAATATTGATATGTCCGTTAGTTATATCTGTGCTAAAATTATTCGCAATACTATTTAATATCGGCGTTATATTCTGTAATAACATAGATTTAATACCTTGATTGCTGAAAGCGTAATCTAAATAATCAAGATATTTTAATTCAGTTTCATCATCTAACATTTCATTATTGATAATATTTAATTTTTCTTTATCATTTTCTATATCGTCTGTTATCTTTAATATTCTATTTTCAATGGTTTTTACTTCATTGAATAAACTATCAAGTATTTTATTTTCAGCATTTATTTTAACTGTAAAAGAATTAATTGCATTTCTAAATTGTTTTATTTTATCTATCTTTTCTGATATTTCAACATTTTCTTGTTTTAATTCTTCTAATTTTATATTATAATTTTTAACTGATAAAGCTAATTTATCTAAACGGATATTTAATTCTTTTTCTTCGGTTTTTAATGCTTCAATATCTTCATGATATTGTTTTATAATATCAAACTTTTTCTGATACTCGTTATAATCATTATATTCTTTTTCAAGGTCTTGATATTTTTTATTTTCGACCTTAAAATCTTCTTTTAATTTTTCTATCTCTTTAACTAATTTTTCTGTATTATTATTTAATACTGCATTTTCAGAATGAAGTCCTTGAATTTTATTTTGATATTCTGATATTATTGATTTTTTATGCTTTTCTGATACTTTCTGTTTGCATGTTGGGCAATCTGATATATCAGATATCGCATCTATGATATCAATATATTCAGTTATTTTATCGGTATTTGATTTAAATACTACTTGTGCTGATTGATTTACTTCATTTTTATCATCTAATTTTTCTGATATTTTTGCTACTATTTTTGCTTGCTTATCTAAATCTTTTTCTATTACTGGCTTTTTAGTTTCTACTTTGTTGTTATCAATATATAACTGCTTTGCGTTTATGTTTGATTTTATTCTTAATAAATCAGTATTTTGTAATGCTTTAATTGATGTTTCTATTGTTTTTGCTTTATTGGTTATGTTTGTTATTAATTGGTCTGCTTCATTTTTATATTCTAATAATGCTTCGTAGTTGTCAATATTATTAATTTCTTTTTGTAATTTATTAATATCGGTTTCATATTTTTTTATATTCTCTTGTGTTGTAGATATTTTACTTTCATTTTCTTTTTTTATTTTAATAACATCTTCATGCAAACTATTGATAATTTGTTTATTGCTTTCAATACCTTTAGCAATTAAATCTCGTTCCACGATTTTCTTTGATATTTTATTTGCTATTTCTTTTGATTTTGTTTTATTGATTTCCTGTAAATCTGAATAAACTTTTAAATCAAGTATATCATCAAAGATTTCTTTTATATCAGTATCTGACATTTCAGCAAATGATTTATTAAGACTGTTTAACATAATTGATTGCTGAAATACTTTGAAGTTCATACCAATTAATTTTTCAAGTTCTTTATGTGTATCTATTTGATCTTTGCCTGATATGTTTTCCCATTCATTATTTATCTTAATAAATAGCATGGTCGTATCTTTATGCTCATCATGTTTTTTAGTTTTAATCATTTGATATTTTTTATCATCTATTGAAAATTTAAGATTTACAAGACAATTCTTTTCTTCTAATTTATTTATGATTTTATCTTCTTTAAAAGTCTTGAATGTTTTACCAAATAAAACCCACGCTATGGCCTCAAAGATGCTCGATTTGCCACTACCATTAGCACCATTGATAAGATATAACCCTTTATCTTTAAAGTTGAATATAACGTCTTTAAATGAAAGGAAATTCTGTATTTTTATTGATTGAAACTTTATCATTATTACTCCTTAAAATATTCTATCTATTAACTCTGCTAAATATGTTGTTTCAATATTTCCGTCTGATATTAAACCTTTTTCATAGTCTGCTTTTAATACTGCTATTACTTTTGCAAAATAAGCAGAATCAACACCTAGTAACTGATCTTCTAAAACTGCTATGCTATCTAAATTCATTTTAGATATTTGATAAAGCATTTTTAAATATTGTCCTGCGCTACAAAACCAATATCCCACGCGTTGTATTGGTTTGTGGTCTTAACTTCCAGAACGCCCTGGCTCCCATCTGCCTCAACATAAATGAAGTCGGGCGTGCCTCCGACGAAAGCGTGTTCGGGATGTGCTATCGGTCTGCCCGGGATAAGATCGAAGGCGTGGTTCTCGGCAAACTTATCGGCTACAACTTTTTCAAGTCGATTGCCCCACTCCATCGCTGACGAAGAAGGTTTTTGAAACGCCTCGCTCGTCTTGCTTAACCACACTTCGTATTCACCTTTGTATCGGCTGACACCGCATAACGCCGCTATGTCTGCGCCGCCGATGTATTTATTGCGTTCCATTTGTTACCTCCCGTTCTTCCCATCCCATGCGGTCAAAAATCTCTTTTCTTATTTCGCGTTCGCTGCCAATATATTGCAAAGCCGTCATCAAACTATCAATCATATCGTATATTTCTTTTTTATCTTCCTTTTTAAAAAGGTCAAAGTCAGTTTCAATTTGAGCGCCTTCGTGAATAATCTTGACAGTAAGAAAATTCTGACAAGTTGCACCCCAATGTTTAGTTTTTATTTCCATCTCTATCCTCCCATTCTTCAAACTTTATTAACAAAGTTTTTTCTTCTTCCAACCGCGCAAGCTCGGCTTTGAGGCGGGCGATTTCGCTATTCTTGTCTTTGAGCAATTCGTGAGCCGCATAATTTACTTTACTTTGTGCTGCAATCTCTGCGGCCATGCGCGAGGCGGCCAAATTAATTATATTTTTGGCACATTCGCGCCCATATTTGTCTGTACGGCTAAGCATAAAGTAATCAAGATTTTTCTTTATTATCTCAAGGTCTTTGTTCATATCCAATTCGTCTCCTTTTCAATTTGTATTGAATTTATCCAACCATTAACTTTGTTACTAATTGCAAGCGTTATTGATTTTCTATTCATATTATTACTCCTTCAGATTATGTTTTATTTATATAATAAAATCCTTACTGATATTTTATCAATAAGGATTTTATTAAATAATTATAATAAATTTACTCGTTAATATTCCATTACTGCTTTGTCAAAAAGTTCTTTGTTTTCAAGATATACTTTTTCAAAAGTTTTTTCAGTAAATGTTATATCTTTATAGCTATATCCTCGGCCTTCTTTTTTTGCTATTTCATTGTCTGTTATATAATTGAATACACATTCAGAATTATCTAAGCAATTTGCATCACGATTAAAATATATTGGTATTAAACATTTTCCAAACGGCGGTGCTATTTTATTTTTTATTGCTGAAACTTCGGTTAATATTCCAACTATTTTATCGCCATCTTTAATATATTCTTTTCTTGTTGTTTGTAATCTTATTGATGCAAAAAACTTTAACGCTTTTCCGCCGGGTGTAATTGTTTTTGGGCCATAAAGCACACCAACATTATCTCGTAATTGATTTATGATTATTAATGTTGCGTTACATCTTGCTAATTTACCTGTTAAAACTTTAAATGCCTGAGCGTTAATTCTTGCAGAACCGCCGACTTTTAATTCACCAATATTACCTTCATTTTCTATTTCAGACGGAAAAGAAGCTAAACTATCCATTAATATTAATACTGGTTTATTTGGTGCATTAGTATTTAATAATTCAATAGTATCTTTTATAAAATTAAATGCTTCTTCTAATGTTTCTGGAGTATAGTATAATATTTTTTTAAAATCCATTTCTAATTGCTTTGCACGATTTTTTTCTAAACTAAATTCACCGTCAATATATACTGATAAATAACCTTGCTTGTTTGCTTGCGCAATAATATATTGTGATAATGTACTCTTCCCTGAGGACTCAAGCCCGCTAATCTCCACAATCTTTCCACTTGGAAATCCTTTACCTAAAATTTTATTTAAAGGTAAAATTCCAGTATCTAAATAAAATTTTACATCAGAATCAATCTCATTATCTGCCAATATTCTTGAACCTTTAAATTTTTTAGTTAATGCTAAAACAACGTCTGATAAAACATTATCATTAATATCTGTCGATAAATCTTTTAATTTTTTCATTATTTATATCTCCTTATAAATAAAATGCTATCAGATATATAATAAAATATCTGATAGCATTTTTAAGTTAATTAGTAATTTACATTATTTTCCTTGTGCTTTAGCTTACGAGCCTTTAACTGTTCGAGAAGATCATCATCATCNNATCTACCGCTGGTTTTTTACTTTCAGGTTTTTTAAATTGTTTTTCGATTGCTGGTTCATCGTCATCTTCTATTTTCTTTTTTGATTTTGGTTCATCATCTTCATCATCATCTACTGATTTTTTAGATTTTGTTTTTGGTTCATCTTCATCATCTAGATCAATATTTTTTCTTGATTTAGTTTTTTCTTCTTCAATTTCTTTTTTAGTTTTTCTTTCTTCTTTCATACTTGTGTCAGGTTTTTCATCATCATCATTGTTTTTACTTTTCTTTTTAACTTCAATTGGTTCTCCAGTAGATGTGTCAAGTAAACCATATTCTTTTATTGCTGTTTCAACTGATTCACCTTCTAATACCATTTTTAAACCTTCATATGGTATTATTGTTTTATAAATTTCATTTAATTTTACTACCTGTTCAATATCAAACTCTGGCGCTGCACATTGTTTTTTAACTTCTACCTGATATGTTGGCTGGCCGCCTCTGTTTTTATCTTTTTCAATATTGATATTAAATCCTGTTTCAAGGTCTGTAATATCACCATAATCAGGATCAGAAATCTTTTTAACAATTAAATTTGATATTGTAAATCCGTAAGATAACACATAAACATTTTTAGGTTCTGCTTCTTCGTCAAGATTTAAAACATTTGCAAAATTTCTTTCTGTTGCATATAACTGTTTTGCAAGTTCTTTATCATCTTTATCTTTGCTTTTATATAATGCTTGATTAGCTTCACATATTGGACATTTATAATTGCTATTTGGAAATGTTCTTTTAGGGCATAATACAGATTGCTTGCCGTCTAAACCTACATTATAATGCCTAAATATTTTAAATTCATAGTCTGGCCAGTCTTTTGTTGGTGGAAGTATTCTTATTCTATTTTTACCTTCTTTAAGTTCAAGAAAATTAATATCACCATTAAAATCTGAATGATTGCTTTTTTCCGATGACTGTACCTTTTTTTCTACATTAAGTTTACTGAATATACCCATGTTATTACCTCCTGTTTATTTTATATAATTATTTTATGTTACATATTATCTGGAATTTTTTTGTCTGGAAAATCATAATATTCTTTAACCGGCTTTAATTGTTCAATATCTTTTATATGAGATTCCCAATTATCTTTTGCAATTTCAGTATCAATAACATCCACATAAAAAGTTTTAGGTGTAAATGGAAATTTTTTGATATATTGCCTACTACTAACACCATCTACTGTTCCAGTAAATAATTGTCCTTTTTGATTTATCCAAACAATACCATTAAGATAATATGGTTTATTATCAATACCTTTAAATACGCTTGGTACTCTATTATTTTGAAATGATGGGCCGTCACCATAACCAGAAACATCATTCCATTCACCATCAATCCCTGTTAATGGCGTTAAACATTCATAATCAGCAACTTTTTTAAATAGTGATATTACTCTCCATGCTGAAAATCCGCTATGGCCTTGTTTAGAAAAAACCTCGATTAATTCCATAACTGCATGACCTAACGCGCCACCATAATCACTATCTTTATCAAATAGTCCACCTAATTCTAATTCTTTTTTTGCATGTTCTATTAATGAACTCATTTAATCACCTTACCTTTTACCTGCTTTTTCTGCTATCTTTTCTTTTATGCTTATAACTGCGTTGTTCATTTCAGTTCTGCTGATACTGCCTAACTGAATAAGCATTTGACATCTCTGTTCAAAAGCATTTTTAGCTGCTTTAAGAATGTTATAAAGATATTCCATTTGTATTTGTTGTTTTACTAAATTATTATATGATTTCTGATCAATAATCATATTTTTTATTGCGGTTTCAGTTAACTTTTCCGCTTTCTTCGGTTTTGCTTTTTCTGCTTCTTCAGCATCTAACTTATTATTTGCTTCTACAATTTCCTTATATAATCTACTGTATGTTATGTTGATTTCATTTTCAATTTCAGCTACTCGCTTATGCGCGTATTCTGATAATGTTGCATAGTAAGCATATTTAGACGGTTGTTTAATAAGTTCATTATTAAGATCGTCCATATTAATATCAAGGTCTTTATCAATATCAATTTTAGTAACTTTATTATCTATTGTTACATCGAATTTTAATAAGTCCATTTTTACATCTCCTTTAATTTTCTTTCGGAATTTCTTTTGATACTTCATTGAGAACTACATTGTTTTTGCTATTCAATTCATCATATACTTTTAATTCTATAAACTTATTATTAGCTGCCATTAATGCTGCGCCGATAACTTGTAGCATAGGAACACGGTAACGCCGATGTAATGTTCTATGACTATTGGTATAAGGCAATAATTTAATTGCTTCATACATTAATTCATCTAATGATCTTTTACTGTTATCAATTTTTTCCGTTAATACTTTTTTAATTTCTTCTGCTGTTTTAATATTATTGTTTTCCATTTACTTTACTCCTTTATTTGATTTTATTTATATAATAAATTAGTATTATTCTTTTGTTGTATTACATAAAAATAAAAAACAATCTATCGCTTTACTTAAAATTAATATCGCTGCTATCTCTTGAAATACTGTTAATTTTGGTAATACAAAAATACAAGAACCATAAACTATTAACGCAAACATTAATATTATTACTACAATGTTTTTACCCATAATTTCACCGCCTTTTTATTAAATAATTATAATAAATTTATTCTCTTAATCCTTTATATTCAAAAAATCGTAACTTATGTAGTTCATCATCTTGCCATAATTTATTTATATCTCTATCATCTGGATATTTTGTTATATAAACATTTTCGGAATATAATCTTAATTTATCTGCAATATCATACATCTCCTTTTTAGCATTGTTATCTAATGCTATTATGTATCTTTTAAATTGACATTGACTTAAAATTTTTAACTGATTATCTGATAAATATTTTCCCATAATTGCTATACCATTTCTATTTATTGATATAGCATCGAACACACCTTCACAGATGTAAACCTCATCATAATTAACTACATTATGAATATTAAATAAGCAATCTGATTTTATATAATATCCTTCTTGAACTTTTGGAAGTATTGATTTTAATTCTGCATCTTTATTTATGCTTCTTGTAGTCCAGTAAACTTGATTTCCATTAATATCATAAATTGGAATGTAAATATAACCTTTATATTTTGATAATGATATTCCGATATTATAAAAATCAATTTGCATTAATGATATTCTGCGATTGAAAAGATATTCATGATATTTATTATAATAACTGTTTAAATTTTTTGATAATGCGATAAAATCTTCTGGTAATAAAACAGGCTTCTTTCCTATCTGCTTTACTGATTTAATATTAATTTTATCGCTGTCTGTTATAACATCAAAAATGTCAATATTAAATAATAATTTTGTTAGTTTGTTTAAATGGCCTTTAAATCCACAACGAAAACAATTAAATGCTTTTAATTTAAAAGAAATACCTAAATGATATTTTTGATCATCGCAATTAATACACTTAATCGCAATATCATCATTAGTTTTACCTTCTCGATAATCTAATCTTTTTTTGTATATATCTGCTAAATTATTCATAATTATTTTATATTACAATCTCCATAATAACAATATAACTTTTATATAAAATAATATTCCAAAAATGTACCAAGTAGATAGCAAACAATTATTTAAAAATATTGCTATTTTCATTGATATTGGTATGTTTTTCTTTACTTCATCATATAACATAATTATATCTCCTTCATATATTTATTTACTATTGATTTCAATTTGTCTTTATTCAATTCAGTATTGCTTTTATTTATATAATCATTTATCGTTGAATTAATATCTGTTGTTAGCTTTAAATCGAAATTATTATCGTCTGTTTTTATGTTGTATTTGATATCAACATTATTTGTTATATCTACCATTTTATTATATGTTAATTCAAGCCGATAATAATTATAGGTATCTTCTTCAATTAATGCTTTTGCTGATAAATATTCTTTATCATTATTTGCTTTTATTGTTATGTATTTTGGTGATTTATAAGGTATAAATTCGTATTTATTTTTATTAGTATCTAAAACATAAAAACCTTTTTCAACATTTATATTATCACCAAAATCTTTATAAATTGGACTCCCAACAATTAAGCAATTCTCCATTTCTTGTCTTAAATGTAAATGGCCATTAATAAAAAATGTGTTCGGATATTTACTAATATTAATACCATCTTCACATATTTTATTTCCATATTTAGCATTTTTAATTTCTGCATGGCATATTACATAATCTTGAGTTGTATAATAATCTTCAAGATTAAATCCGAAAGGTAAAAATAAAAATGATTTACCATCTAATGTTACTGTTTTAGGTTTTAAATATACACTCATAATTGCTTTAAATGGCTTTAGAGAGTATTGATTACTATTAATGGTTATATTATCATGATTGCCACCGATGGCGTGTGTATCAACCTGTAATGATAGTTTTAAGAAGGCTGAATAACAATCATCGAACGCTCCGATGTTAATCATCTTTTTATTTTCAAAAGCATCACCACAAAAAATAGCAGTATTGATATTGTTATCGGTTGCATATTTAATCATGGTGTTGAAAAAATCTTTGAGTTTATTATTATGGTTTGTATTGTTGTTGGTAAAATGAGTATCAGTGAAAAGTATTATTTTCATTTTGTTTCCTTTCTATTTAGTTTATTTATATAATAAAAATCGCTACTACAATTTATTTGTAATAGCGATTTTATTAAATAATTATAATAAATTTACTTTTTATTTTTACGATATTTTTTATGATATTCTTTTTGATATTCTTTACGCCGTTTTATTATTTCTTCTTTGTTTTCCTGAAACCATTTTTTACGATATTCTCGCTGATATTCTAATTGTTCTGCCGGAGTTCTTTTTTGATTTTTTCTTTTTGGTATTTTAGTTGCTTTTAATTTTTTTAAAGTTCTTTTTAACTTTTTTTCTTCTACTATCTTTTTATATTTTTCTGGTTCTTCTTTTTTCATTCTGTGCATTTCAGCGACATATTTTTTATTTTCTTCATACCATTGTTTTCTATATGCTTTTTGCTTTTCTAACTGCTCTATCGCTGGTATTCGTTTCATAATATCACCTACGCATAACTTACTATTAATTGATCAGATATCAGCGTTCGTATTTTATCCATTATTGCTACTAATCTTGCTCTTGTTAATCCTAAATAATCTGCTAATCCTTGTACTGAATACGTTCTTGTTTCTGTTGTTAATAATGATTTTGGAGGCGATATTAAACAATCAAGAACATCTATTTCTATATCTTTTAACATCTGTCTTGCATGATTTATTGCATTATCTGCTAGTGATATTTCGTAACTTGCCATTTCATCTGGTCTTACGATTTCAACGTATAAATTCTTTTTAATACGATATGTTTCTTTATTGAGAAGTAATTTTATTTTGTTATGCATCGATCGCATTACCCAACCGTCTATATTGTAATGATATTCTTCTGGTTTTTCTTTTAATTTGTTTAATGATTTATGAACTTCGATATATAATTCACTTATTATTTCATCAAGCTCATATCCATATCTACTGAGATATTTACAATTGTTTTTAGCAATGGCTGTCATCATATTAAGGTAATCCACAGCATTAAAAGAGTTAATCAATTCCATATATGTTCTCCTTTTATTAGGTGGTAGCTTTTAATGCTACCACCTTTTATATTTATTTATTCTGTAAAGAACGAATCAAAAGTTATGTTGTTGAAATGACTTTTAGATAATTCGATGATATTGTAGATAATATCAGGGCTTGGGACTGCATCACCTTTTATCCATTTATATATTGCGCTGAAAGAACATTTCAATTCTACTGCTAATTTTTCTTTTGTTACGCCTTTTTTATTTAAGCCTTCTATTAATTGTTTAAATTTATCGGTATTAAACTTTTTTGTAGTCATAACTCACCTCCCGAATGTTGCAATTAACACATGTATATTTATATGTTTCATTATATGATTGTTTTTTTGACTTCTGTAATTTACGATGTAAACATAATTTACTGCAAGTATTTTGATGTAACTTTTTACACCATTTGACTTTATCATCTGGATTAATCAAATCTTTTGGTTTTAAAAAATTTAATTTCATATTACATCTTCACTTCCGTAAGTTTTAATTCAAGCTCTTCTGCTATGGATTTTGTTATATCTTTTATCTTTTTTAACTGACTAAACTGCGCTTCTGATACTGTCGCTGTTGATTCTAGCAATTTCAGAAAAGCTTCTGCTTCTGCTATGAAAGGAACAAAGGATACTTCTTCCTCGCTGATATCAATTTTATTGTCGATCTTTTTATCCTTTTTGGTCATAGGTTTTTCATCTTCTTCATCATCTAAATGATTTTGATTATTGTCGTTTTTCATTTCTTTCATTCTTAATTCTTTAACGAAAGATTGAATGTCTGATAATGTGCCTTTAATTTTTTCGTGATTGACTGCTTTGATAACTCCATCAATTTCATCATCTGTATAAGTATCAGAAGCAAGATGTCCAAGCGTGGTATATGATATTTTATCTGATATCTGGTTTACTTTTTTGCCAAACCTTTTCCAAACATTGATCGCTGAATATGCCTGCTGGGCTGACATTTCTAATTCTACTGCGAGCCATTCAAGCCAGTTTTTATCGATCATAACTTTAATGCGGTTAAGCATTTCGCCCATTTCGACCATGCTGGAAACGATATTATTCTGACTACGTTTTATGTCTTTTGTTACGGCTTTTATTGTTTTTATTACTTCATCATCACCAGAAACCTTATTATAATCATATTTTAATGTTACTGCGTCTACTATTGACGTTTTTGCTTTTTCTACTACTTTAACTTCTTTATTTTCCACTTTTTCCACTTCCTTTTTAATTTCTTTTTTCGGTTCTTCTTTTTTAGCTTCTTTCTTAACTTCCTTTTTAATTTCCTTCTCGATTTCTTTTTCAACAGTTTCTTTTTTCGGTTCTGCTTTTTTAGCTTTTTTTGATTCTTCTTTTTTGCCAGTAAATAATTCTTTTAACTTTGCTTCAATATCTTTGCAAAGTTTATCATTTCCGCATTGTTTACAATCATCACTATTTATATCATATCCTATGCCTACACAAGTTTCTTCAAGTGCAATTATTTCATCTTTGTCTAATCCTGCAGTATTGAGTAATTCCTGGTTCCTTGCATTTACGATTTCCTTCTGGTTTTTTTCTGTCATTTTAATCATAATTTGCCTCCTATAAATTTTTGGTTTTTATAATGTTATTTTATATAATTATTATATTAAATTATTTTAAATTTGTTAAGAATTATTTTTTAAAATTAAAATCTTTTATTGAACATGTAACTTTTCTATCGCCATTATATAGAAACCATACTTTAACTGCTTTTATGGGCGGTATTATTTGTGTTGCCATTATTGCGAAACAATCTTTTACATGTGCTAAACAACCATCAATAACTGATACTTGATTGATAACGCCTAATGTTTTATTATACCTATCCTTAAACTCTGCTGACCACATAATTAATCACTCCTTTTATATTGAGCAGTTTATTCTCATGCTCAGGAGTTTTTATTTTTATTTTATTCCAATAAAGGAAAAATAAATTTAAAAAGTTATTTCTTTTTGGGATTAACTTTTTTAACTTCTTTTTTCGCTTTATTTTATATAATTATTATTTGTTTCTTTCAATAATTTCTGTTTCTGTCTTACAGACAAGTTCCCACATCTCACTTGCCTTATCCTGATCTTCTTTTCTTAAATTATATAAAAAATTACTTATTACTTTGGTTGCTGTATCATGCTCTGTAATTGCTTTTTGTAAATCATCAACTTTTAAATAATAAGACACGCCAAACCTGCTAATTGCATTGAAATCATCCATTACCTCTTTTGCTATTCTTTTCTGATTTTTAAGTACATCGATTAACGCCAAATTTTTTATTTCTAATAACTTTTCAAACATCTTAATCACTCCTTCAATTTATTTTGTTTTAACCTCTGATAACCATCTTAATAATTCTTCTTCATTAAGATATGAGGCGCAATATGTAGTTGGATTAACTGGTTTTATTATCATCTTATCACTTTTATACATTTGCATCACCCCTTCAAAGTTTTTGACTTACACAAATTATAAAGCATTAACAAAAAAACCGTGCCAATCTTTTCAGATCAACACGGTTTATGTCCGGCGACAGTTATATATCGGTTATTCTAAACGGCGGCGGCGGCCGTTATAACTTCCCCATAGGCGGCCGCGGCCATCGACCGCACAGTCAATATTGCTCCCGCCGCAATAGCTCCATTCAAGAGCTATTCGGCGTTCACCTGCCTTCATTGCGGCATAAAACGCTGCCGCAACTTTTTCCTGCTCCTCAGGGCCCTGCCATGGGCCCAGAGTAAAAAACCGATATTTTCCCAATAATTCTTGTTTTGTCATGTTAATCACTCCTTTAATTTATTTAAAATCAAAAATTACGCTGAATGATTATCAAACTCAGCGTATCATAATTATAATCTTATACCAGTGCCGCCGTTACCTTCATATCCTTGCTGCTGAGCTTCGATCTCAGCTACAAGTTTCGCATCCCAGCGAGCTTGTCTTTCGGCTTCTTTTTCGGCGTTTTCAGTATCTTTCTGAATCGCCTTTTCAGACCTCAATGAAATAAAGAACTCTTTAAATTCTTTATTCATATTAAATTCGCCGAACGCTTTAAAAGCGTAACCGGCGTGTCTGTCGAATGCCCTTACTTCAACCTTATCTTTGGTTACATCGATAATTTCGACTGTAATCCCTATTTCATAAGAAAACTCAGAAGCACGATTAAACACGCCCTGAATTTCGTGTCTTAAATTATAATCTAATTGACTCCCTTTAAATTCTATACTCATTTAAATCACTCCTTCAATTTATTTTATCTTATATTTTTATTATAACATATTATTTTAAAAAAGTAAATAGTTTTTTAAAAATATTTTAAAATATTTTTTAAGCTAATAAAATCAATAGTTTTGAATAGGTTAAACTATTTACTCTGATAAATTTATTATAATTATTTAATAAAATCAGTATATAATATATATAATAATTCATTATAAAATAAAAAAAGCCTTCGATATATTTCAATCGAAGGCTTATAAAAGGAGAATGATTAACTATGGGCGACCTATCACCTGTTCACATATTATATAATTAAATATCATCATATTTTATTGTAAACTTATTAATATAATACCATAAAAAATGTTTATTACTAATAACTTTATTATACATTGCATTTCCTAAGCATATTACTGGTTTGTTATAGCATAATGCTTCAATGCCAACGCTTGAATTAATAGTTATAACTTCATTACAATTTTCTAGTAAATCATGCATTTTATAATTATCGACAAAATCATAGCTATTGAAATATTCTTTTATTTCTTCTTTATTTTCTGTTAATGGATGATTTCGTATTAAATATTTTTTATTATTATGTTTATTCAAATATTCTAATATTGTATTATTATTTACTAAACCATTTTGATAATAAAGAATATTAGCGTCATTTTGTACTTGTAAAATTACTAAACTAAAATCTTTTATATCTGTTATTTTTTCACAGTTTTCATCTGATATTCTCGTTATCTTATCTTTTTTGTAATTTTCAATGAAAATATTAATTTCAGCTTCTTGATCTTTAGTTAATCTAATATACCTATAAAAATTAACATAATCATTATAAAATTTACTAAATACTGAAACATCATTTTTTGCAATTATAAATCTATCTTTAAATGCTGAATAGTCTATAACTTGCGTTTCTATATTATGCTGTTGAGCTAATACTAATGGTATTCTTCTAAATGATAATACTGGATTCCATGATATTACTTTATCAATTTTATAATTATTAAAAACATCTATAAAAGTATCTATATAATCCATAGCACGGCTTTTATAATCGCCTAAAGATAAATTTAAACTTGCTAATTCTTCATATCTACAAAGAGCAGTTAAATCAAATCCTTTATAATAATTACCTGCCGTTCTGTTGGTTAATTTAATATTTTCAGACTCTATTATTATTTTATCAGATATTTTTTCACTATACTGTTTTAGCGTTTTATCCCAAAGATATATTGGTAGGAGTACTGCCATTTAATTGCTCCAATTTTATTAATTTTTCCTTTAAAACATTGATAGATATTTGCCTATTTTTCAGTTCTATTATAGCTTCTTCAAGTTGATTTTTTAAGTTATTATTTTCATTAGTTCGTATAGTTAATGAATCTTTTAATACTTGTATTTCTTTGTCTTTATAATTTATAGCTGATATTATTGTTTTATATGTTGCTTCTGCGATATTAAAGTATATATGATTTAGCGGTATTGTTTTTATAGCATATTTTCCTACATAGCCAAAAGGATTATCTTGCCAAGTATTTTCAGTTAATTTCCAATTAGGTTCTAACCAATTACCACCAATATCAGATAATCTATTATCATTTTCTTTAGATCGTAAATAATGAAAATGATTGAAGGGCAATTCAATAACTTTACTACCGTATTTAAAAATATTATCGTCATTATAATATAAAAATGCATGATGTTTATTTTTAAATCTTATTTCTGGAATATTTTTAAAAATACAATATTTTGGTGTTGGGTACCAATGCATATCATTTTCAACATTAACTCTTACAGTATTTTTATTTCCCCAAAAAGTTATTAAAGGTAATCCAAATAAATTGATATTAGGATATAATGTTATTATTTCTTTTAGTATAGTATGATGATTTAATAATTCTTCATCTGCATCTAATTGGATAAAATAATCTACATCTTTTGCTAAATCTATCATAGCATTTAAACATATATCCTGATTAAATTCATCAGTATATGCCTTTCCTTGTTTATGGTGAATTAATTTTATATTAAAACCGTTATTAATATATTTTTGTATAATATTTAAAGTATTATCTGTTGAACCGCCATCACTAATAATCATTTCGTCAACATATTTATTATTAGATACTATAAAATTTTCTATAAAATATTCTTCATTCAGCACAGGTGTGATTGAACAAATTTTCATATTTTACCTTTCTTTAACTTTATTATTTCTTTATGTCTTGCTATTTTTCTTTTATTTAAGCATGTATTACAAAATTCTTTTTTAGTTGTTCTAGCTTTTAATTGTTTACCACAATCTTTACAATTAATTGTATAACAAGTTTTTTTATGTCCACCATTATTAATAGAAAATAACACACCATCTAAAAATTTATCTAACATATGTAAAGCATCTATTGCTGTTTCTCTTTTATTAGTTTTTTTATATTCTAATAATAATTCAATACATTTATCAACAGCATTCATAACTATCATCACCTTTACATTTTTTTATTCTAGCATCATATATCAGATGCTTTAACGAAAGTTAAAAAGTTATATCTGAAAGCGTGAATTTTATTTTACGTCTATATTTGTAATTATTAAATGCTCGACGCTTCTTTCATTTCGGCTTCGAACATTATATGTGTATTGATTATCAAATGTTAAAACATTAAAATAATTTTTATATAAATTGTGTATGAATTCAGTATTTTTAATAACTAAAATGAACTTAGCACAAATATTTTTAAGTGAATTTGCCAGTCGTTCTTGATCGTGTTTCGTAAAATCAATTCCTTCATAGTCTGAAAAATCGGTGTCGTATGGTGGATCGAGAAAAATAAAATCATCTTGTTTTAAATTGGCGTTTTTAAAAAAACGCTCAAAATCATCGCAGTGAATATCAGTGCCTTTAAAAATAGTTTCAATATTTTTATTGAACATATTGTTGATTTTGGTTGAAAGATTTTTTTTGTTATATGACATTCCGCCATAAGGAATATTAAATTCACCGTTATTATTATAACGAAACATTGAACCATAACAAAATTCGCGAATAAAATAAAAATTGGCCGCATTATACTGTGCTGAAGTTGATGAAATCCTATGTAAGTTGATGTCGTTAAAAATTTTTCTGAAATACATATAAAAACCACTTGTAAAACCTGTGATTAAATTATTTTTTAAATCTTCGTTATTAAATTTTTGCTTAACATTATTTTTAACTGTTCTTTGTATTTTATCCATAACCATTTTGTTTAAATGATCTATAAATTCTTTTTTATCTAAAATGATTTTATTGTTAAAAATTAAATTCTTTTTTTCTGTTATATTTACAGAAAAATCATTTACTTTAGATATAAGCTCTCTTTTAGTTATTTTTTCTTCACTAAAAAGATTGTAATATTTATAAATATAATTATAATTTTCAGTGCATGTATTAATTAAATTTATAAAACTTTCGTTATAACACAACAGTAAATCATGTAATAATTTATCTTGCTTTTTTATAAGATTATAAAAATTAATTAATGCTTTAGAAACGTCATTAATAAGAGCGGTTTGAGGTTTTAAATAGAAAAACAATGCCCCTCCGCCAAAAAAAGGTTCAATATAACGATTATGTTTAGGTATAATTTTTTCGATTTTATTAATTTCTCCGGATTTTCCACCAGGCCATTTTATTAAAGGGTTCATATAATCACCACCAAATTTATTATATCATATTTAACGGCTGATAATTTTTCTAATAAATGAACAGCCTCTAATAATTTAGTTCTGTCTTTTGTTTGCCTATAATAATATAATAACATAATACTCTTATCAATCACTTCTGTTGCTGCCATAACTTCATACCTACCTTATATTATATATTTTTGAAGACATTTAGGATATTTACCTTCATATTTTATTGTTTTACATTCATAATATTTCTCAATATTTTCAGGAGTATTTAATGCAAAATAATCTTCTTTTTTAAGTAATATTCCTTTACTATCAAGTTCTAAATTTTCATACTTCTGAAAATCACCAGATCGATTATCTCTAGGCTTTAATATACTATCATTAAATTGATCAACATAATGTAAATGATAACATTGTAATGATGTTCCTTTAAAATCATTAATATTAAAATTATAAAATGAGTGATTATTATCTTCATTGTATTTAATTAATGATTTATGATATAAACGATTAACTCGTAATGGATACCAATGATTATCTTTAGGTACACTTATCCTAATTGTTTGCAAATCATACCAGAATGGAATAAATTGAAATCCATAAATACATGGTTTTGATAAATCTAATAAATGCAAGTTTTCATCTATAACTTCATCAATATCTAATGGTAATATCCATTCATTTTTGCAATTTTTTATTGCAAAATTACGAATCTTTCCTTCAGGCCACATATAAGGTATATCGACGGAATAGTTAAAAAATTTAATATTTATTCCATCACTTTTTAATATTTCTGTGCTAAAATCTATAATCTTTCCGGTATATATAAATATTATTTCATCAACTATTTTACAATCTTTAATATTTTCTAAATACGTTGAAATGAATTTAAAATCTGCATCCATAATAGGAGTATAACAGCTTATTTTATTCATTATGATACCTTCCTAAAAACAAATTCCCAACCATAATAATATTCTTTTTCTGGTGTTAATTCTAATCTGAATACATTTACTAGATATAATATTTCTTCTTTTGTTATTGGACATTGATTATAATTCAAATCAAAACATTTTTCAAGCCAGACAAAATCATCAGCCCAATAATCAAAATACATATATTCAAAATTATTATTTTCAACTAAATTAATAAAATCATCTTTAGACCACTTATTTACATGGCCTCCATTATCATATCTATGTATCAATCTATAAAAAATATCTGTAAATCCATAACCATTTGGTATTGAACAATATAATATTCCGCTAGGTTTCAATATATGATTTATGCTTTTGAATAGACTTTCTAAATCTTTTATATGCTCGAACACATGATTCAATATAACAACACTATATAAATGTTTTAATTCTGGCTTTTCATATAATTTTAAAATATTTTCTTTTTTAAAATTTTTAAAATCTGGATTATCTTGATACATATCATAACTATCAATATCTAAACCGTCATGATAAAAATATTGTGGTAGTTTTCCACAACCTAAATCTGCTATTTTTATATTTGGTTTATTTATTAAGTCATATATAAAATTACCATTCATTTTAATATCCTCTTTTTTTATTTTGTTTCTTCAATTAATTTATCCATAACAGTATCCATATATTTATCAAATTCAATATCTATTATTTCTTTAGTGCCGTCTGGATATGTTATTTCAGTCTTTTTACCATTATCAATACTTTTATAATTTGTCCATTTCATATTTAATTCTCCTTTTTATTTATCAGTTTTTCTTCGTTTTTTAGGCGGTTTATTATTTTCATGTTCTAAATCTTTATCTATGCATTCATTACGTCTATCAGTTAAACCACTATAAATATCACTATCTATTGCATACTTCTGTTTTGGTTTAATATTCAAACACCTATTACAAGTAAATAGTTTATCATTATATTCTTTAAATTCAATGTCATCTGTCATAATATAACTGTCACATTTATGACAGTGTAGAATATACTCCAACTTCATCACCACAAATCTATATTTATTTTTCCGTCCTTTATTTCTACTTTTGCTATTCCTGCTTCTTTTTCTAAATATCTTAAAATATTTATTAATTTTATTTCATAATTTTTTTCTGTTAATATATTATTATCTGGCATATACTGTATATGTATATTATGATTTTCAAAATAATAAAATGGCTTCATCTGGCTGTCCATTCATTTGGATATTTTTTTAAAAATATTTGTTTACTTTCTTGAAATAACTGTTCAGCTATTTCTGGATTAGTGGCTGTAGATGCTCCCATAATATGCTTAACATAAGCATCATAAACTACTACAATATTTTTACCGCGCTTTTTAACTTCAATACTTAAAGCGTCATCTTCAAAATATGCTTTAAAATCTTCATCAAAACCACCAATATCTTTAAATAATTTTGATTTTATAAAAAATGCAAAACCACTAAAACGATCAATCGGTGAATAATTAAAATGTTTAAAACTATGCGCAATACCTTTTTTGGTTAAATACATATCATTATCAAGAATATCTATTCTTTGTGGATTATCTGCTGCGCCGATATTATCACCTGAACACGCGACAACGCCCATTATATGATTATCTATTAAGAAAGGAACTGCTTTTTTATCAAAATTTTTGCTAACTTCAGTATCTGAATTTATAAATAAAATTATATCTTCAGGATTATTAATGTTATTGAAAAGCATATTGTTTCCAGCACTAAAGCCTAAATTAACGTCTGATAATATTAATGTAGATATATAACCTATATTTTTATATACTGATAACATTTCTTGACTTCCATCTTTAGAATTGTTATCTAAAATATGGATTCTAATATCATGATAAGAATTTTCAATTAATGTATTTATTGCTTTCTTTGTTAATTCCTTAGTATTATAAGATAACATACATATATCAAAATACATTATTTATCTCCTTTTATTTTATTATATTGAGTTTCAATTTTATTAATCAATGATTCAAATTTCTTTCCTAATTTGCTATATCTACCAAAGTATCTGCAAGCTAACTGAAAATAAATATCTGCATATATTGACATCCATTCTAAATCTTCTTTATTATCAATTCCAAAATCTATTTTTATATTATGTTTAGTATCTTCAAATGATTCTTCTAATTCTTCTAATTCGTGTGTCAACAATTCTTTTATAACATTTATTTTATTACATATTAGCATTAATAACCTCCATAAATTTATTATATCTATTTTCCCACATATTATCTTTTAAAAACTTATTGATATCATTTTTATTTATATAATTATTCTTATATAAATCTATAATATCTTTTTTTGATTTATATGGAATACAAAAATCTTTCGGTAAATATTTCATTTCTTCCATATAATCAGGATATAATATTTTTATTCCACAAGCTATCATTTCATAAGCTTTAACTGCGTCTGTGCAATGTATTAATGGATTATCAATAAAAGGTATTATTCCATAATCCATATTAGATAACATATCTTTTAGTTGAGTTCTTTTTATCGGGCCATAAAAATGACAGTTTGGAAGGTTAAATAATTTATCAAATTGCTTTTGAGTAAATTCAGGTCGTGAACTATAATTTCCAAAAACATGAAAACATATATGATGATTAGTGTTTGCAGTATCATATAAAAATTCACTTGCAAACCATTCTCCTAATGCACCAAAATACGCTATGTTTGTCTTTGCTTTATCTATATTTAAAGATATTTCTAATTTATCGTCTGCAAGTTCTCCATAGGCATTAGGAATATGAGTTATTTTAGTAGCTCCAAACCTATAATTAAGATCAGATATTAAATTAACTGCCGTTGCTGTTAAACTATCTGCTTGTTTAATAAGTTCTTTTGTTCTATCAGTATCTATCATATTACCACCATAAAAATAACGCCAGTTATCAATACAGTCATATATTATCTTACAACCATGTTTTCTAAATATTGGTATACAATTTATATATCCTGATAATGGTATTTCAAATATAACTACTGATTTTTGAGTTTTATCGATAAATTCTGATAATATTTTATCTAATTTATTTTGCATTAATGGAACATCATAAGTGTTATGAAGCCAATCACCCGACATAAAACAATCAATTTTAACACCATTAGTAGCTTCTTTTATTCCACCATTATGCGTTTCTAAAAATAATACTTTATGGTGTTTTGCAAACTCATTAGCTAAAAAATGAAATCGTTGCCCTATAAAGTTTTTATAATAACCTAATGCTCCCAATATAATAACATTCATTTAAAGAACCGCCTATTTTATTTTTTTATTCTTAAAATAAATTAAATTAATTTTTATTAAATGATTTTTGATTTTATTAAATAATTATAATAAATTTACTTCTTGCCATGATAACAATAATCATTTGATTTTACATCAGTTTTATAATCATTCATTTCATTATTCTTAATAGCATAAATACATTTATTAGTATTTATTATTTTACATTCTTCACATAATACTATTTTATCTGCAGCATTATGATCTATTATTTCTTCAAGTATTTTATTTTCCATGATACTAATCCTTTATTCTTTTTTGAAATATTCTTTTACCTTTTCCTGAATTAAAAGCAATTAAATTTTTAAAAAATAATAATAAATCTTTATTATCATGTAATATTGAATATGGTTTAGAGTTAAATTTTATTATGAAAGTATTTGAATTATTTTCTGAAACTATAATACTTGAAAATAATTTTTCAATTATTCTATGTTCATTTTCATAAAAAATTAATGACGGTGAAATATCAAATAAATGAGCATCACATTTTTTCTCATCTAAATATTCTGGTAATTTACATTCAAAAACAATAAAATTATCACAATCAATTTTTTTATATTTACTTGAATTTTCTATAATATCTACAATTAATAATGATAAATCATACTCTAGTAATCCTCTAAGCTCATAAGTATCAACAGTAATTTTATGACCATTTTTTAATATAAAATCATTATAATTCATATTAATTCTCCTTACTTTTATGAAAATTCATTAATTTTACTTCTTGAAATTTATAATTTTCAAACATTTTTTTAAAATTAATATCTAAAATATCATAATATTGAAATATTGGATGTCTTAAGCTATTAGCGTTTCCGCCGCCCATAATTTTATGTTTTTTTAGCCATAAGCATCTAATCAAATATCTTGGATATTTCCAATACTTATTTATATTTTCTTTTATTTTATCTATATAATTTTCATTTTCATATAAAAATTGTAGTCCTTCTATAAATTTATTATTAATCTCAGCGCATATTGTATTTTCAATAAAAAATTTAAACTCTGATATACTGTATTTAAAATTTTGAGTATTTGAATGTAGTATATATAAAAGATAGTCTATTTTATCAAAAATATGAATATTTTGTATTTTATCTTTATTAATAAAAGTAAAAGCATCAATACTATTATTATATAGTCCAACTTTATCTACATAGTCATTTAAAATACCACCATCATGCATAAAATTAACATTATAATTATTTATAATATTATGTTCAAGATTATTAAACATGTTAATATATTGATATATTCGCATAGCGTATAAACTATTTAAATTCATTATTGCGTGTAAATTCATTTTGCTATAATTTTTATAATTATGTAATAGTAATGAATCTTTATTTTTTACGTTTATAAATACAAAATCATTAAGTATTGTTAATTCTATTTCATCAGACATATTGTATAATGTACCTGTTATATTATTTTTATAAGTAAATGGTGTTTTATTTACATAAAATTGTAAATCTTTTATTTTTTCGATTTGTTTAATAATAGAAGTTTTATTATATTGCTTATTTAACAGCGCTGTTAAATGATTAATAGATATTACATAACTATCTGAAAATTTTGCGCATAGTTTATTTTTTGTAGTTATATCTAAATAACTATAATTATTAAATGTAAAGGTTTTATCTTTATTTAACATAAATAATAATATGTTTAAAAACTTGTATTGATTTATAGATATTTCGTAACAATTAAATGTTATAAATTTATTTGGAGTATATAATATAATGTTTTCTTCTGGCGTTTTTGTTAATAATATTTTAATATCATCATCTTCCATTTTAAATCCTCCTAACTATATAATAAAACATAAATACTTCTTTTATATAGTAATATTAAAAATTTAAAAATAAAATTAATTGAGATTGTTATTTCATTTAATAACTTTTTAAACAAAATATTAATATTTAATACTGTTTTGATAGTATATAAAATATAATAACAAAAAAATTATATTTAATTGAAATTGTTATTTCATTTAATAAGATATAAAAATCTAATTAATAGAAATTAAAATTTATTTAATAATTTGTATAAAATCATTTAATAACTTTTTAAGCAAAGTATCAATATTTAATACCTTTTTGGAACTCTTATAATATATAATAATATATTGAATATAAATAAAACATAAAAGGCGTTAACACGCCAAAATAATGCCTACGGCATTTTTAATAAAAATATTAAATAAAATAAAACACCAATAAATTTATTATAATTATTTAATAAAATTTAAATAAAAAATACCTTATTGAATATATTACTCAATAAGGTATTTATCTGTAACAGTTATCTAATTTTAAAGCTATACGCTTTCAATTTCACTCTCAATAAGATAATTATTAGTATTTATTTGAAAATCATCAGCTAAAGGATGTGTTAATATTACTTCAAAAGCATTAGGATTTAATACTCTAACTCCAGCAATACCAAATAATGGTTCAGTTTTAATATCTAAAGAAACTTCTTTAGTTATTTTATAATAACCATCAACACTAATTAATGGATTATCTTTTGAAGCTCTAACATAAACGGTATAAGATGTTTCAAATTCAAAGTATATATCGCTTAATACTACTCCATTTACTGGTAATTTATATTTCTTTTCACCATCAATAATATATGTTATTTCTTTTCCAGGTTCAATAGGATTAATATTACATTTCAACGCTGGAGCTTCTGGATCTCTATTTTTAAATAAAATTCTATTACATAAATCAGTCATATCAACAGGTGCTGTAGTTGTGATAACTATTGTTCCATTAACTGGAGTTGCTTCATAAGAGTTTAAAACATCATAATTACTATCATATTTCCATAAAGTAATATTATTTGTTGATATTCTTACAGTTAAATTATCAATTTCTTCTCTTGTAGTTGCTTTAAAACCATCATCAAGTTCATCTTCAGTTTCAACAACAACTTCATCTGGTAAATCTTCAATTGGTTCATAAGGTATATTTTCAGTATATCTTTCTAATATTGCTATAACTACTCTAGTATTATCTGCTGCTAATGCTGATAATACTTTATCATTCTTTTTAACATTCAATCCTGGTAACGCATTAACATGTAAATATTTACTATTAGTTCCAAATATCTTTAAATCACATGTATTATCATTATGAGCAACTAGTACTATACCTTTTTCAATACCTTTATTACGATATAAAAGATTATTCATAAAAGGACTTAATTCAATATTATCTAAATTCCTATTATAAATATCATATTCACTATCAATACCTTGTTCTCTTTTTAAACGAGTTGTTCTAAGTAAGTAACATTCAGCTAAACAACCATCAAAATTTTTATTTAAACTGTTAATGTAATAATAATTTGCAATTCCACTGTTAGGTGATGTTACTTTTATCATTATATTTTTACGTAACTCACTTATTAAAGGTAATTGTAAATTAACTTTAATAAATGGATATCCATATACAGATACAAGCTTTTTAGCTAAATTTTCTGTTTGTTTTATATTTGATAGATAGTTACTTATTAAATAACCACCATCTATTGTTCCATAAGTAGTTATTGAAGTGCTATTTGACTCAGAAGCTTGTAAATTATCATAATCAATATAGTTACCGGTATCTATAAATTTTCTACCATATAACTTAAATTTAAAACTTATAGTTTTAGGGTCACTAACTGTTTTAAATAATATATAAATGTATTTTACTCTATTATAAGCAGTTCTAGGATTTGCATAAGTTACCGCTCTAATAAATTTTTTACCGAAAAGTTCTCTATTATTTTCATCTTCAACTATATCTACGTTATCTAAATAAGCATAACTTGTATTGCTATCAATTAAGTTAAATTGTAATGTTGATAATAAACATTCATCAACTTCTATTCTATATAAAAATTCATAATAATTGCTATTATCTTTTTTAACTTCTTGATTTTCATTATTTTTTTGTTTATTTTTGTCAAGTTGCTTAGTTAAATACACAATATTAGGGTTTTGTTCAGATAATTCTTTTGTAGGGTCAGTATCTTTAAGATTTAAAGTAACATCAACATCAGCAACTAATGTGGTTTGGGTAAATAAAGCATCAAAAGCATTTATTTGATTACGTATTTCTAATAAAGTATCTTGAACATCCATAGTGATATCAGGATTATATACTTTTTTATTAACATCTTCAAGTTTAACTACAAATTGTAAAGCACTATTTTTATTAATGTTTAAAGTATCTAGTACTATTTCAGCTAATGCCAACTTTTTATCAGCAACGGCTTCTAATATAAATTCATGCTGAACATTATTTATATTTAAACTTGGATTGTCATGTATAACTATCAACCTAGCATCTGTTAAAAATTCCCAATCAATAGTTACTTTGTCCCATACAGCAAAATAAACAGTACCAAATTTTGATAATTTATCTACTTTTGTTTTTAAATATTCATCTATATAAAAGCCATAACCTATATCAGTATCAGGTTCTTGTAATAATGCACTATCAACACCACCTGATTTATTAACTTCATCTGGTTCACCATAAGCAACAGTTATTTTATTGAATATATTATCCATATTTTCTTCAAGATTTAATTCAAGAATATCATCTTCAGTAAATTCAAACAATGGATAATTTAAATATTCATCAGGAATCATGCTTACTTTATTATTTTTATCAAAACTTATTATTTCACCTTGAACGGAGGCTATATCTTTTATTACTTCTAATGGTTTTACGTCATTTAAGTATCTTTTGCCTGAATATTTATATTTGTTAAATAACCAAACATTATTTATACCTATTGCGTTAAATAATTCTTGTTGAACATTACCATTAAATACACCAGACACCCATAATGAAGTAGTTTTATCTAACGCATTTATTATTTTATGTAATGCTGTTATTTTAGTAGTTTTTTCAGCACTTTTAAAATCATAGCTTTTAGTTGTAATATTACCTCTAAACGTTTCATCAGATGAGCCTAAAAATCCATCATTAATTGATATTACTATTTCATTATTATGCGCAAAGTTAATATCTGACATATAGTTATTTTGTAATGTTATTTCAGCCTTATCTACAACCATATCATTATCAGTATCGATATTAAAATCTAGTATTTTATCAGTATAATCTACGTTATTAACCAATACAGTATAATTTTTATATTGCTTACTTGTGTTTATAGCATTTCTTGTTATATTAACAGTAACGCCATCTGAATAAGTATGGTATATATTATCGTAAGCTTTTATTAATACTGAATTATTACCTACAGTTAATGTTGCTGCTGTAAACCATTTTTGATTATCAATATAATTTAAAAGTGGTATTAAACTGTTAGCAACATAAATATACATGCCGTTTTGTCTAGTTCCTTCAATTATTGCTCTATTTTGGCATGTAATAGATTTATTTTCTGGCCTTAAAGTTAATTCTAATGGATATGAAGCATTTTTACCTTTGCCTAAACCTGAATATCCAATCATAATATTTACTCCTAATTATAATATAAAATACGCCCTATATGATTAATATAAGGCGTATAAGCACACGTTGTTTTGTTTATGGTAATTATATTGGTATTATATTGTAATCATGCTTAAAACGCCTTAGATTAAATCTTTTTTATAATTATTTTTATATAAATTTATCTTTTTTCATATAAAAGTTCGCCATCAACAGATTCAGCAACAAATAAATACTCTTTATTATTTTCAAGACTTGTAACAACGTAAGTATTTTGATATTCAGTTAAATACTGTTTTACTGGTGTCGCGTCTGATGATAATGGTAAGCAACTATCTGTTGTTTTATTTACAGCGGCTCTTTTGCAAGTAATATTAATAGTTGAATGTGCTGTTAAATAGGAAATTCCAGCATCTCCAAAAGTTTTAACGTTATCATTTAAATCTACTGAACCATTAACTGTTGCTTCACCAACCCATATATGCCTTGAAGAAGTATCTCTAAC